GTTATGTTCATGCATTTGTGTGAGGTTAAATATACAGAGAAAATTATATGCATCCAAGAAAATATAGCGAAGACGTAGTAGACCAAATAAAACAAATGTACAAAGACGGAAAATCATCAATCAAAATAGGAGATGAACTTGGGATATCGAAGGTAACTATAATTTACATCTTAAAAAGAGAAAATGTTGATCGAAGAACTCATCAAGAACTTAATTTGAAATTCAAATGTAATGAGCATTTCTTCGACAGCATAGACTCTGAAAGTAAAGCTTATTGGCTTGGTTTCATCTCGGCAGATGGGTATATCCGTCCAGCTCCAAAAAGAAACTCCAAAAGAATACTCGGAATAACATTGTCTGATAAAGACGAACACCATATTCAGCTGTTGAAGAATGCGTTGGGGAGTGACCACACTATAACCAAATATGGAGGAACTGCTCGATTACACATCTATTCCGATTTCTTAACTTCAGCTCTTGCCGTACATGGGGTTATTCAAAACAAAACATTTACAATGGAATTTCCATCCATTCCACAACATATAATCAGACATTTCATCCGCGGATATTTCGATGGAGATGGATGCTTCACAGCTAATAAGTCAAATCACGACAATATTTCTTTTTCCATAACTTCAAATACAAAAATAATCACGAGCATACAAGAAATCTTGATGAAGGAGTGTCTTTTTAGATAAAACAAAATTCAGCATACGTCATAAAGATAGTCCAAACATAGGAGCTGTAACCTATGGCGGACACAAACAAATTGCTCGTATCGCTCACTATCTTTACGATGATGCCACGGTTTATTTAGAGCGTAAATACAACAAAGTTAAGCATTTACTATAGATAAACAGCGTGGTATGTCAGATAATTGCTACATTTATCTGACATACCACAACCATTACGCTTTCTTTGTTTTTGGTTCTAGTGCAGGCATCGGTGTTCCATTAACCAAATAATCCAATAACCCCGGAGTATCTTCAATTTTGTATTGGATGTCCCTAGCGTAGAACTGCTTGAATCCTTCTATCTGGTGATAATAAGTACCCTCACAAGTAGGGCATGTCTTACCGTCCGGTCCTTTTCCAGAAGGAATCATAGCTGGTTCAGCACCCTTTTCTACCAATTCAGTATTTTCGTTAGGTACAAGGCAATCAGAACATGGTTCAATAATTTGGTTCCACGACCCATTAAGTCTTGCACGAAGGTTACGCTTTCCAATTTCCAACGCTTCCCAATTTACATCACATCCAGATTTATACTTATCATCGCCGAACATGATATGAAGAATACGTTCTTCAAAAGGCTTCCAAAGGCGATTCTTGGTAATCTCTATGGTTGATGCGATGCCTATTTCAGTATCATCTTCTTCAACCTTCCCAGATTGATAAATAGTCATCATCAAGTGAGAATGGAAATCAAGAGCGTTCTTACCAATGTAAGTATCCTTGTCATACATTGCATTGATATTGACTTTTACTTGATTAATGATGAAGAACAAGATATTAGTCTTCCCCAAGCGTTTGGCAATCTTACGGAACCATTGAGATAGCAGTTTAGAGTGTTCACCATAATGACCACCCTCACCCTTATCACCTTCCAGTTCCTTTTGAGTTGGTGATGCGGCTACAGAATCCCACACAACAACAGTGGGACGCTTCGTCTGTTCAGCAATCTCAATGATGCTTTCCAGCTTTTCAAATACCTGTTCAAGATAATCAGGTTGACCAATCATCATGCGATTGGGGTCTACGCCGATAGCTACAGCTCTATCTTGGTCAAATGCAATTTCAGCATCCAACCAAAACGTATCTGCATCGACTTTAGTCGACGTTTCAACATCTAGAACACCCTTTTGAGCCTCGGCTACAATCTGTTGAGCGATAGTAGTCTTGCCGCTGCTCTTCTTGCCTGTAATTGTAACGATTTTTCCGAAAGGAACACCCCATCCGGCTTTGGTTATGGCATTGTTTAGTTCGAAAGAACCAGTAGAAACCCAATATCTAGGCTTAGAGTTGTCGTCTAGGTTAAGAACTTGCAGGGAATTAACGCCATAGGCTTTGTTGAATACCTTGACGATATCCCCTGCATCGGTCTTACCCTTTTCAAGAACCATCGCCGGAATCTTAGCGACTGGCTTTTTTGCTTTAGGGAGTGCCATAGTTATTTACTTCCAAGTGCTGCCATCATCTGCGCAGCTAGGTCGCCTTCGTCAGCCACTGGTGTGGCAGCCGGAGGATTGTTCTTTGCAGCACGAGCAGCTTTTAAAACAGCCACTTCACAATCATCAACCAATGGACACTTCAGGCAAATCTTGGCATCGCCATCAAAAGCAATCCCAAAACAAGGCTTAGTTCCGTTAACTAAATCAGCCACTGGAACAACCTTAACTGGTGGCTGTGTTCCAACTATAGCTGATGTAGTTGCTACCGATGCGAAAGCTGGTTTAGGTGAGCCAACATTAACCGCTGCCTGAACTGGAGAACTAACCGATGCATTTGTTGGAGCTGTATTTACAGTCGTGTGGGTGGTCGTAGGTGGAGCTGTATTTACAGTCGTGTGGGTGGTCGTAGGTGGAGCTGTCTGAGGTGGGGCCGAGCTATCATCCGTGTTTACACCTGGGAAGAATTCTGAATTCTCAGAACCATCCGTTAGTTGGCGATATCCAGTACCATGCACAAGCTCTTTTCCAGCTGTTTCATCTCCAGTAACCACCCTCTGTAAACAAGCCTGAGTGAACTCGAGCGTTGGAATTCCCATAATGGAATCCAAATCCCAAATCTTCTCCATGATTGCTTCATCGATAGGTGCAACTTGCAACGAAGCCGTGATTGTGAAGTCACGTTTGTTCTTGTTTGATGTACCTGGAACTTTCGCACCCTCCACAATAGTGCTCTTAATAGATACATTACGTCCCCTAAATGGATGCGTAAAATCAGAATATCCTGCAATCGAAAGCCAATCAAAAAGCTGCTTATAAACTGCATAAGGGATGTTGAGTACACCAACAGTCTTCTCAGGGTCATCAACATTGAATGCATTGACGTAGTAGTTGCTAGTGGAGCGTAGGGTTTTTGCAAGAGCTGAATCAACCGGGTCTTTCGACTTATTGAGCTTGTAACTCTCGTCACACAATGCACACGGAAACTTCACGTCAGAGCCTTCCTCCTCGAAGAAAGACTTAGGGCATGTAACAGCGCCTTTATATCCCGGAACATTCCAATGTTTCATAATCTTGCGGAAGAAAGTACGACGTTTAGTCCAAGGTAAAATGCGCCACGTAGAAGTTGTTTCGCCATCTGGAATGTTGTGATAAGTGACTTTTAGCCCACCCTTCTTTGCAGCGTCTTTCTGAATCTGATCTGTATCTAACGCATACGGATCATTCGGATCGAATTGATAAGTGTCAGTCATAGTAATTTATTCCTCGTCGTGAGTATTTGGTGTCAGTCGCATCATTTCTTGACGTTTCGTAGCACCCAAATTAAATAACATCTGGGAACGTTGCTTAAAAGCGTCTTTCCACACATCCAGTTTACCAACGATGGCTTGCATTTGTAGCACAGAGCTACTAATTTCCTGCCATTTAGGTTCACGCTTTAGTGCAGCTTCAATCTTGGCTTCAGACATACGTTCACTTTGTCCAAGATTTTCAGAGACCTTCTGTCGAATGTCGAGTTCGATTTCAGCCTCGTAAGACGATAAAGCACGTTTGCGCGATTCAAGCTCTATGTAACAATCAGAATGAATTCCGCCATAAAACGCAAATTTCGATGCTTGTTCGCAAAACTCTGTGTTAAGTGCTCCCTCTTCAATATAGAGGTCAGTGGCAGGGTCAAGAAATTCTTCCTTGCCGTTTAGCATGATGGTTAAACTACCTAAATCACGGTCAAAAGCCATGTGATTACTCCGTTGGTGAATTATACCCGGCTTGCAAAGAGTCTGTACTGAGAAGAACCCCACCACAATAAACACTACAAGCGTTCTCGATTTTATTTACCCTTACAACTTCCATGCCCGGTTGAACATTTAATTTGTCAGATGATGACGTAATATATGCCCACTTCTCTTCCAACGCTGCATATACACTTTGTTGATTAAGTGGTTTAAAAATGAACAATTCTGCATTTTTAGCAGCGCTTAAACATTTTTCGCCGCATGTAGATATGATAGGTCTTGATGGAAGATAAAGTTTCTGACAAACAAGGCAGTGAATGAAATACGCCTTTACCAAATTGCCGTGCTTCAATTCTTCAGGGTGTCTCCAACCGTCCGGCGTTTTTAATAATGCATCGCTAGTTAAATATATCTTTATACTGCTGTTTCTAATCCTATCAGGAGTTGGAACAGCATCAACTCTGATCATCCATTGTTCACCCTTTAAAGCTTCGTCTCGTCTAATTTCCATTTTGTGGAATTCTAAACCCTCTGTCAAAACATCTCGACCTTGCAATGTAATAATCGTCCCAACACCATCTCTCGTAACGATTGGGCATAGGCCATCAGTCACCATAACTTTCCCTCCAGTACTTGAGCCGGTGGCCCACCCTTCTTCGACAAACCTTGTCTCAGACTGATACAAATCGCTTTAGCTGCTTTCATATCATGCATCGAGGCAAATGCTCCACAGGATAATAAAATCTCTTGTGCCTTTATGTTCACCACTCGCCTATTTTCCAGTCTGTTGAAGAAGTCATCGAAACTAAGAAATTGAACTTCACCTCTGGTTTTCAATACAGCGTCTATAACAGCATCACCGATTCCTGAAATCTCATTAAATCCAGCTCTAAGAGCCTTTTTTCCATTCGGTAGAATTTCAACACTGCACAATTTATGAGACCGATTGATACACGTTGGAAGGTATTGGACATCCTCTCTCCCAACTTCCTTACGGAGGTCTGGTCTGTCTTCATCCTTGGAATGGGCTATCTGTGCCGATAGAAATTCACATGGAAAATGGGTTCTAAGCCACATGGCGTAGTAACTAACAAGAGTGTAAGTCGTAGCGTGCGATTTATTGAAACAATATCTTCCGAAATCAACAATTTCGCTGAACAGTTCGTTAGCAGCGGCATCTGAAAGTTTTCCAAAGCTTATGCATCCTTCCACAAATTTCAAACGATCTTTCTCGATTTCTTCCTTGCCCTTAGATTTAGAAATCTTTTTACGAAGTGTATCAGATTCAGGATATGTATATCCTGCCACTTCTACAGCTATCTGCATCACCTGTTCCTGATAGATGAACACTCCGTATGTATCTCGAGTGATTTTATCCAAAGCAGCATTTCCAGTAGACTTTATCAAATTTGGAGTTTTTTTGTTCTTTACGTAAGTATCCTTAAACTGCAATGGACCCGGGCGATACATTGCATTAGCTGTAATTAGCGTGTTGATGTCGTGTGGTGCCATTTCACGAAGCATTTTTCTCATACCCGGTGACTCAAACTGAAACACTCCAGTAGTTTGACCCATATTGAACTGCATGAGTGTTGGCTTATCTTCCAAATCTATCTTCTGAAAATCTAGTTCTTTACCAGATGTTTCCTCAATCATTTTCTTAGTGTATTCGAGTACTGAAACGGTCTTAGAACCCAACACATCTACTTTTAGAAGCCCTAAGAACCCGACATCATACATATCGTAGTTGATGGTGTATTCGCCTTTTCTATATTCAACAGCAACACGGTTCTCTAGAGGTTCAGAGCTAACAATCACACCACCAGGATGGATACCAGTTTGTCTAACTTGTCCTTCGAGAACTTTAGCAACTTCCAAAATAGAGAAGTTTTTTTCCTTAAAAGCAGCATATTGCGGGTATTTTTCAGGCTCATCTTCGACTTTTTGCAATGTTAGTTTAGCCTTGTCTTGTTTGGCTGTTTTTTCATCTATCTCTTTGCACACAACATCAACTACTTTTAAGTCTATCTCTTCATAACGGCAAACATCTTTCAAAACCTGTTTGGTGTTCATACCGTTGAACGTGGCTATGTGAGCTACATGCTTATAGGTCTGCAATAAATACTGATAAACTTCATCACGCCTATCGTGTTCGAAATCTAGGTCGAGGTCGGGAAGGTCGATACGCTCAGGGTTTATGAAACGTTCAAAAATGAGTCCATAGGTAAGTGGATCGGCGTTTGTAATGCCCAGTAAATAACACACCAGTGAACCAGCACCAGAACCACGCCCCGGACCATAGGCGATACCAACAGAATCACAATATCGATAAATGTCTTGCACTAATAGAAAATACTTTTCAAAATTCAGCTTTATAACTGTATCTAATTCCTTTGTCAACCTTTCCCAATATGGCTTCCCTTTTTCGCTGGTAAATGCCATATCAGGAAAGCGTTTCTTCCACCCCTGAACACACAAAATCTTCAATGCTTGTACTTGGTCGCTTGTTCCCAAAGAAGTCGTATTTACGTTCGGTAGTTCTACTTCAAAATTTGGCAAAGACCAATTACACTTCTCGGCAACCTCAACTGTGTTTAGAACAGCTGCATTTACCAACTGAGACGACAAAACACTCTTTTGCATTCCGAGAAACGAATCTATCATCTCTGGGTAAGTCTTCATCCACAAACCCGGCGTAAAATCCCACTTATTATCGCTTGATTTAGTTTGCTTCCGAGCCGTAGCTAACAAACACTCTTGAGCGTGACAATCTTCAGCGTTAGCGTAGTGAAAATCATTCGTGGCAATAAGCTTCCTGCCGAATCTATTCGCCAGTTGCAGTGCTTTCATGTTCGTATTGTATTGGAGGTCGAATTGGTGAGGTTGAACTTCGAAGTAGAAATCTTCCTTGAATGTTTCATTAAACATCTCAGCTTTCTTCACATAATCATCATGTGAAAGCATCCCACCAACACAAGCCGTAGATATTACACAATCTTTCAGAGCGAGAGTGTCATTCCACCCAACACGAGGCTTGTAGTAGAAACCATCCTTTGAATAAGCCTTTGTAAGAAGCTTTTGGAGCGACACAAACCCGTCCCAGCTCTTAGCCAGAACGATAGTATGATATAAGTCTTCACGTTCTTTCTTGACATTTTCAGGCTTGCGATACAGCACATCATCCACTATATAAATTTCGCACCCTAAAATTGGTTTTATGCCATTCTTCTTACATTCTCTAGCGAACTTAAGCCCACCACTGACCGTACCATGATCAGTCTGCGCCAGCGCCTTAAATCCCTTTTTCTTAGCTTGTGCAACAACGTGTTCCACGGTGCCAACAGCATCAAGCTGTGAATATTCAGAATGTGCATGGAGATGAACCAAGTTTTCATTACTATCGCTCATTACTCAACCTTTTTTCTTTATGTGCAAAAGCTCGTCTATCACGGCAAAATCTTTAACCTTCTTAATAGCCTTTGACTCTTTTTTGATTTCGTCCATCAGAGCTTTCGCTTGTAGTGATATTCTCCACAAAGCGTTAATAGATTCAATTTTATTGTATTTCTTTCCATACGTACGGAACAATTCGTAGTTATGTCTGAACTTTCTGAATTCAGTCGTCAAATCGTCGCTCAATTTACTCATTAGCGTCAACCCAATCCATAAGAGGTGCCCCCTCAACTCGAGTCACTAGTTTTCCTTTTTTATTGGTTTTTTCGATTATGCCACAACCATCAAGCCTTTGGGTGCCTGTTTCGTAATGAATAGGGTCTATTTCAACGCCAATATACCCCATACCCAATGATTTCGCTCCCATACACGTACTAAACGAGCCTGCAAATGGGTCAAGGATTACGTCGCCTTCCTTGTTATATTGGCTCAGTGCCTTCCGTACCAGTTCGATAGGCTTCTCGGTAGGGTGCAACGTGTTAATGTGTCTGGCGATGTTCCACACGTTGCTGGGGGCAGCTTCAAGAAGCAGATTTGGTTCACCTTTACTTACCACCCATATGTACTCGTGTTGGGGGCGAAATTGGTAACCTATGCCAAAATTTGTCTTAGCCCAGACTACCTGATTAACGATTTCGAACCCGACATCTGTCAATACTTCATGAAACACATGAGAACATTGCCAATTGCAGCAAAACCATGCAACCTTGTTATGTTTTAGTACCCGATAGCAATGATGTATCACTGAACTAAGCCATTGCTTGAATTCTTCCGGAGCAATATTGTCGTTAGCTATGATGTCATGCGTTTTTCGCTGAGGAACAAGGTTTATGTTAAATGGAGGGTCGGTCATAATCCCATCCACAGAACAATCTTGAATCGTTGGTAGCACGTTCACACAATCATCGTTATATGTTTCTTGAGTCATTGGCTACTGTCTTTCCATCCGATTCTTAACCCATTCGCTTAATCTCTTAGACACTTTAGCAAATGGTCCTTTGACGCGATCATCAATCAAATTACCGCTTTCCTGTGCGTCTAGAAGAATACCTAAGCAAGCTCTTGCGTGTCCGAGATGGTGAACACCAGAATCTTCAGCTACTTCGTCGCCTTCAAGCCATCCGTCTAAGTGACGCTTACAGGCATCGATATAAACCCTAGCACGAACATCTTTCGCGCGCCAATTTCTAAACCCATATTTTATTTCTCCATCAAGCATCGCACAAGCTTCATGAGCGATAGCGGCTGGAGATACAGCTCCCATCGGAACCTTCTTAAAACCTAAAATGTCTTTAGGGTTGGTCGAATCTGCTTTCGAAACTGCTCCATTATCTTTATTCATATTGTTTTTCCTTATGCTTTTTAATGTATTCAAGACTTCTATGAACCAAATCAGACTCCAACTGCCCTAATCGCATATTACATCCATGGCAGAGCGCCTCTCTGACGCACTTTTCGCAACTTCTACCAGCAGGACAACAAGAATGATCATGATCTAAACACAAACCTATAGAGTCTTCCAAACCACAGATAGCACATTTTTCATTCTGCTTGATGCGCATTTCATCTAGTTTCTTCTTTGCCCAGCTTCTAGCTACATATTCAGGACCGCTTCCAGTAGGAACACCTTTAGATATCCTAATAGTTCCAAACTTGTCTCCAATCTTCTTATTTCTTCTTAGATAATAGTATCTACTCATACAGCTGGAGCATCTTCCATATCTGTCTTTTATTCTGTCTGTATGAGTACATGGAGCAGTTAGGTTCTGCGTCCATTCCCAACATTCTCTGCACATCCCAAAATAATGATTTAGTTCACTTGGATGACATCTTGCAAGTTTTATTCTTCGTGTCACGTGTGGCATCTCCAATATATTCTACCCGGTTAGTATTTTGCCATCTTCTTGATATACATCTTGTAATTTCCACACAAATCTTCAATCTTCCCGAATATTCTTGCGTATTCATCTTCTGTAACCGGCTCATCCCAAAGATGATATAAATAGAACTTGCTTCCGTTTACCAACTCGACATAATCAACCATTCCATTAAGTGGATAGCTGTATCTCCCATCTACACCATTGTCGATGAAATCTTCCAGTTGATAGGCTGATATGGAACCGCAAGCAGAACACAACCCAGTCCAGAATTGAGCAACCTTGCCTAGATACTGTTTAGATACACAACGGCATCTTTCATTGATCTGTATCACTTGTTTGGGCATAGTTTTCCTCGATTACATCGCGTCCATTTGCGAATTCAAGCCCCATCAGGCAGGCTTCGCATTGAATATCGTTGATATTAGACAGAGCCGCGTACCAATTAGCACGCGGATGTCTAATGCAATGAACTTTGTTGAATTGTTCGGTTACTGGGATTACCTGTTCCATCATCAAACTTTCTGCTAATCACGATTATTAAATCGCTCCAGCTCTCTTAGACTTTTCCATTCCTGCAACCACAGCCGTTGATTCATCATCACGTACGAATCCTCTAAGCTCAGCGTTTTTGATAGAGTCTATAACGTCTTGAGAGTCTCTAATTTCGGTAGCTTCCATATCACGGAAGTAGAATCTCCCATTCACATTAACAAACGGTTCAGTGAACATAACGTGGTTGAGCTGTACCTTTTCGTTGATAGCGTCGACGTACGCAATGGCAAACGAATTTTGCCAGTTTGTTTTCGTAGATGTGTAGTCAGAATCCAACTTGCACATACACCCAGTAGTCAGCTTATTAATCGGTCCTTGCAGCAGATGAACTTCGGTTGCAAGGCCCGGACGGTGTAGGTGTCCACTCACGGTCGTCACGCCAAAATCTTCATATCCAGTGTGATTGCACACCAAGCAATTGAAATACAACTTGAAGTTCTTAGCCATTTCGTCTTTGATTTCCTTGGCTTTGAAAGCAGTTGTGTTCCCTTTGGATACAAGATTAATCTGGAATTTATCTAACCCTAGCAACTCTGCCAGAGACAGATTCATTAGTTCCATCAGTGCAGCCATGTTTTCAGTCTTAGACGCCATATGCTTCAGAAGACGATGTTCGTGGTTACCAACTACGAAGTCAATTTGAGACTTCGGACAAGCTTCACGCAACGGACCCAAGATACAATCTCTAACGAACTCCATGCGTAGTCTCAACTTTATTTTGCGAGGGTCTCTATCGAAGTGAGAAAATTCATACAGGTCGAATATATCACCGTTTAGTACGATTATATCTGGTTGCTCAACTCTGCACGTGTCGATAAAAACAGATAAGCAAAACAGATCAGTATCGATATCGTGGAAATCAGAAGCGATGATCATCTTCTTCATACCAGCAACATTCGTGATAGTTTTGTTGTATTTCTCCACCCACGGTTCTATCTCAAGCCTATAGAACTTTCGTGATTCATCCAGAGCGGCGTGTTTTGCAATATGTTTTTCAAGTTGTCTTTGACTGCGACTTAATTGAATCCCGGCTCCAGAGCGAAACTCTTCCATAGTACCGAAATATTGATCCCATGTTTTATCAGAATACTTACCGTTGGTGCGGTAAAAGTTTCGAGCCATGAAGGTATCGTTATTCTCCAACTGGAGCCTTCTAAGGTCGTTTACAACATCTTCTCTAGTCGCTGTTGGGTCGAACTTCTTTCCACGCTCAGCTAACATTGCTCTTTGTCCTTGAGTTAGCTTTGGTTCTTTATTTGTAGCTTTGATTGCAACCTTGGATGTTACTTTGTTGCTCTTTTTAATCGAGGACTTCACTGGCTTACCCACACAGATTACCTCCGAAGTTGCTTATGTTTGATTATACCCGGAGCAACTTGGCACTACCAACTCACAAATATCTTTGTCAATCTGTTGCGCAAATGCTCTTTAATCGAGTTATTGTTTTCGTTGGATTGTAGGTCGTTGCACACTACATGAAATTTATCCAAGCTCTTCTCTAGCTCTTCTTTACTTGTTTTTAAATGTGTAAAAACACACGAAGTTGTAGCACCAGTCTCGACTTTCACAATCACACTCCTATGATTCCTTGGTTGCATCTTTGATGATGTCCAACATTCTGTTTATAACTTGTTGCAATCCGTTAGTAGCCGACAATTGGTTTTGAGCGACCAATTCCATTTGATGTCCTAGAGCAGCGAGCTTCTCTGCTAACACATTTAAATCGTCGCCATTGTCTACTTCTATTTTTTTAACCTCTTCGATTTTTTTCCAAGATTCTTTCTGCCACACTTGAATATCTTTTGTCTTCTGAACAATGTCTACAACAGAAGCAAGGATGCTCACCAAATTAGCAGTCATCGCTTCATGGCTTTTATTACTTGCTTTAGTTTCCTTGCTGTTAAGGAAATTTGTAATTGACGACCATACAAACAACCCAACCGAAATGACTGCCAACGATACAGCTTTTCCATCTGTAACCAGTGGTAATACAGTCGGCATTTGCATAAGCATGAGGTCGGGCATGATATACACCTTCTTAGAAGAATATAGAAAAACTGTAAACTGGTATTATCGATTTCGTATCGTTAGATAGTTTGAAGACGAATCTGTTATGTGTATCAGACAATTCGATAGACGGACCACCATCTATAAACGTATCACCACCATCAAAACTATATTGTAGCGATAACCCTGAAAAATCGTAAGTATCACCAGCTTCAATATTCACATTTAATTGCTTAACGTCACCTGTAAAGATTGGATGGAATGTTAAAAAACCGCCATCTGGGATTTGAACACACTTTACGTTGAATGCCGCTGCATGAATGTCATCCAATGATGATGAATCTAGAAATTCATCAAACCAATATTGCTTTCCGTTAGCCAATGTATTGTACTTTGCGTTGATTACGTCTTGCACATTTATTGATGATGGGTCTGATAATAGATTCGCTTGCCGCGTCTTAACTACCGGCTCCATAGATGGAACATTTTCGCGATAATTGGTTGTTGCCGATATCACCTCAACCCCATCGCTTTTAAGAAACAGTAGACGTCCTAGCGAGTCTATTTTTTGTGTATATACAGTATGCGAAACTGACACAGATTTTATAGAATCTGGGCAATGTATGAAAGCTCCATTGCCCTTCCCGTTTCCAACATCAACACTCGCGATCCGAAGATTACTGTCAAAAAATACGTTCATTGTCTAATCCTTAATAACGAACAATAGGTCTGTTTTGAAGTCTGAAAATATCGATGGCAGTCGTTACATTGGTTTGCCCATTCAGCTGACTTGATGTTGATGTGTTGTAGGTATTTATTACAACCATAACGATTTCACCCTTAATCAAATCAGGTATAACTGGTGTTATTCCGTTATTTTGTAGGTCGCCAGAAGCAACCGCTAAGAACGCTCCAACAACACACTTATTAACAGCTTGAGTTTGAATGGAATTAGCAATTACGCTGTCATACCCATAATTATCAACATACCGTTGTAATGTGTTGATACCCCTTATGCTGTACGCTGCAGCTGTCAACTGCGAGATAAGAATTTGAGAGCCAGATATGTTAATGGTTGATGAGTTACCCTCAGAGCCAACCAATCCAGCGGTTGATGTGGTTAAGAGAGGTGAATTGTCATATCCGCTGATCGTAAAGTTTGTTCCACTGCAGGCCCATTCACCAATGGTGTTTGTTCCGTCGTTAGATGGCATCGGAAGGTTAACCAAAGCGCCATTAAGTAGATCAGAAACAACTGTATTTCGTCCACCAGTTCCCAAGGTGTTGATGTATAGAGTAATCGGTGTCAAAGCCTTGAGATGATACGCAATCGGCGTACTGCCCTGACTAGCGATTATTCCTTGATAAGCCTTGAAATTGTACCACAATTTCAATGTATCGGTCGGGTTACCACCTACAACAATTTCAAACTGGCGAAGTGGGAAATCACATGCACCCATGAACTTATTTGTCTTAACCACACGGTAGTTATTGGTATCGGATATGTAGATACCACCAATCGTGTCCAGAAAGAAACCAGTTGGATGGTTCAGATGTGATGTATCGGTTCCAACAATGCCTGTTACGCCATATTGTCCGACATAAATAAGGTTGTTGTTGAGCCTTACGATTCGATGATTATTAGTGTCGGCTACATAGATGTAGCCATCAGCGCCATATTCTATATTGGATGGGCTGTTAAGTGCGTAGTTGCTCGCTCCGCTTGTCAAAACAGAACCAAACCTGGCAGAGAAAGAACCACCACTGGTATATCTGGCAACACTATGCCCTGTCGTGATCCAGTAATTTCCAGAAGCATCCACTGTCACACAATTTATAGCATTAGCCAATCCAGTAACCGGAGTTGCGCTGTATGTGAACGAACTTAGATTAACTTCAACCACGCGATTATTCAAACTATCGGCGATAAAAAGGTTTGTGCTGTTTATATTCATCCCAAGCGGCGTGTTCAAATGTGAAGAATCAGAGCCAGCAACACCAGTGTTGAAAAGCGGTGTTCCAACAATAGCTAACGAGTTCGATAACTTAACAAGTCTGTGGTTCATAGTGTCAGATATGTAAACATTGTTACTGCTATCGATTGCAATTCCTTGAGGGCTATTGAGATGCGATGTATCGTTTCCAGATACGCCTGTTTGACCAAACTGTGCTTGGAATACAAATGCCGAGCTATACTTCAATATTCTGTGGTTTCCAGTATCGACTACAAAAATGTTTCCAGCTGTATCGGTTGCAACCCCGTTTGCCAAAGCAAAATTGTTATTGCCTGTTCCAACATTTCCAGTACCGATTACACCTACAGTGTAATCTGTGCCTGATATATTGGCATCCTGAGCCACAATGTTGTATGGGCGATGGTTTAACCCATTTCCAGCTGGATAGTAAATCCCGAACACAGAAACTACTCCATTAGCTAACGCAGCGGCAGACCATTGCGTTCCGGGAGTAATTCTAAACGTCGAGCTAACTGTTCCCAACCCGCTCCATACACCTGTCACTGCGATACCAGTACTGAACTCATAAACAATGATTGAATATCCGTTCGGAAAACCACCAGCATCAGATTGATTAGTGCTATTTGTCATTGTTTTTATAGCAGCGCCAGTCGGATTCTTAAGACCACTGGTGCTGAGTGTAAACAATAAAGGTGATGATGCACTGTTTACTGTTTGTGTCGCTGTAACAGTCAAAAGAGCAGAGTTTAGAACTTTATTCGTTCCGATAGATATCGGGCTGCTGTTTTGTTTAAATAGATTGGCAGCACCAGTTGTAGTTCCGGCGTATACATTGTAATATGAAGCCCCGGTTACTGCTGCAGGGCTTGAGATTGTCAGCGTTCCGTTAGTACCCATTGCCAAAGAAGCTTCATTAGCGCCATTGGTTTCATATAAGCCAGTTGCATCTGTACAGTAGGTCAAACGAACATATATTGTTATTCCGTTTAATGTTCCACCAGCCGAAGCAGCGAGTGCTGGAACAGCTGGAGGATTAACATTCCAAGGTAGTAAACTCGCCGTAGGAATAACAGTAGCAGCCGTGTAGTTCCATTCAGTTTGCTGTAAAACAGCAGCATCGGAATAGATTCTGCGTTGATAATTGTATTGAGAGAATCCCAAGTAGTACGGCACAGATGAAGAATTCAACTCTTGAGCAATTAATGGAGCCGTGCTTCTATAAGCAGCGTCGTTACCAGTACCGTCTCCAACACCAAAAAGACTGTTCGAATTACCTCTTAAAAGCTTGTCGAAATTGTCTTGTAACAAGGATGGAAAATCCCATTGCTGTTGTATTAGAGCTTGGTGTCTAAGACTTAAAAGGTCTCCAACCACAATTTGATCGGCATAAAGATGATCAGGTCGTCCCGAAATTCCAGAAGCAATCGTTCCACCACTAGGACCAGACGCCGCACATCCATCTCTGTTTGAATCAGCATAAATACCAGTATTTCTACGATATATAGCAGCGATAGGAATAGCGTATGAATATCCGTCGATTGTTCCCAATGTCGCCTTAGCTGTAGTTGAACCGTCACCAGCCACGTATAACCCCGGATCGGTAGCAGATACGGAGAAAGTATAAGGAGTAGCAGCTCCTGAAGCACCGAAAGCCTTCACAACAGATGTTTGACTAACGCCATCAGGATACGTATCTATGTTTACGCCTTGAGCAATCTGAATAGCGTACTGAATTTGCCACCGGCGATTGATTTCCATATCAACTTCTGAAATGTCGTCAGTAGCATTTGTTCCAGCGTATTGAGTATTTCCATAAAGCCAAAGATGTGTTGCATCAGGTTTATTTGATGTATTCGAAATGGTCGCCGACGTTCCACCCAATTCGGCTATCCAAACTTCAAGATATGCGAGGTCTATTCTATTTCCGGTGGTCGGTGGCGCAGGCAAAGTTATGTTGCTACACGTTCCAGTTGTTCCAGCTGTATTGGTAATAGGAATTTTCCATCCATTCACCAATCCAAGCATATTTCCAAGCCGTATTTGATTAGATAATGGAATTCCGTTTGTGGTTAGAACCATCAGTTCGCCGTCGGCATCAGCGGTGGTAGTCGTCTCTATAAGCGAAACTGATTTGATCTTGGTGATAAACCCACTAGGAGACATAGAACGATAAATCTCTTGATCTGCTTTTATGCGTAGCCAGTCTTTAATGTTGTATTCTTTGGTGGACGCTGGACAGCCCAAACCCCAAGGGTTCATCACGACGTTCGTGTTGCTGATAGATTGTTCCGTAGTTATATCACGGCTTTTTGACCAGCTCATAGTAATTCCTCTTTAACTGATAATACGAAATTTTCGGTGCGTTTACCAACCTTAATATGTACTACCAGTTCTATCTAAAATGTGAAATAAATCTTTCTGCTTAAAGAGAGCGTGTCATCAATTGAAAGTGGCGCGTGTGGCACGTAATCCATCATTAATCCGCTATTTGGTAGATTGGCTTGAAATCCGCTAAATATCCCAAATTCAGTGAGAATAACAGTCGAACCTTGGCTTAATTCACCCTTCACCCAACTAGCCGTCATCATAATGCGATTAGTAGGAGATGTTGTAATGGCGTTGTTTTGATCTACAAAGCTGATAGTACACTGCTTTCTTGTATATTCATTGACAAGAGTGGCAAGATTAGGACTTTGTGTTTGGGAACCGATTCCAACGGCCCAAAAGCTATTATTTCCAGCATAGAAACCCTGAATCAAGCCAGCCACTAGAGTGCTTATTCCAACCGTAATTATGTTGTGACGAATGGGAGTAACGATCTTCTCTACGATACGACCAATTTCGTCATATCGTATGATTTCATCCTGATATTCGCCCTTAATAGTGGACTTAATATCAACATTTACTTCCAATCCATCATTAGTTTTTATCATGTTCTTCATGTTTAATTCCCAAAATTACCAAATGGAGTTTGAAGCACGATACCTGTGTAGTTAGTTCTTTGATTATCCTGTGCAGTAACCCCTTCGTCTGTCACAACTGAAGGGTCTGAGGACTTAATAGCTGTTGCGTTTCCCAAATCGTCTACTGAAACCGAAGCAGGAGTCTCGTACTTCCTAATTTTAGAACCTGTTGAAACACTAGCTGTTCCTATTCCTTGAATAACCGTCGATGGAATAACGATCGGTCTTCCCGCCGAACCCAAGGCTGGAATGTTCAATGAAGGATCGGGGTCCGTTATAGTCAATTGTTGTCTAAACACATAACTCGATTGATCACCATTTACCACAGTAATATCATATATCCCAGCGGGGATATATGGAAGAACGAATTTAGCCATAAAAGAGTTGGCATAGTGGCATGGTATTCTAACCATATTAATAATCACAGCTATAGGGGCTACAAAACCTGTTCCACCTATGGTTATCTCGGCAGATTTGCCAGTCATAAACGAAGCATGTGAAATAGAGTTTACAAGAATCGCCATTATTCCCAACCCCCAGATTGTGCTGCAACATCAAAAACACCAACATTTATTGGATCAGCGTTAACAGGGGAAACATCGACACCGTTGATAGATGTGGTTTGTATAGCTGTGTTTGGATTCTGTGGAACATATACTGTCGGCTGTAAAATAACAGCACCTACAATTTGGTCAGGGATCACTGTCGATATAACATTGTTATTTGGAGATATGTTCAAAGGACCATTCAAACTACCAATTGTTTGAGAGGATGGAACTTGAGTGGGTGTTGTGGATGCTGGAATAAATACCGTCAACCCCATCCAGCTAACCGAGCCATACGTACCAACCGAATCAACCACAGTAACCACATATCCACCAGCTGTAACACTTGGGACTACGAAATTTAACTTTGTTGTGCTCACATAGGTTGTTGTACACGCCGTAGCTCCTACATATACAGTAGACGTACTCGCAAAATTATTCCCAAATACTGAAGAAGTGCTCAACGTATCAACAAGCGCTGGCGAAACATAAGAAATAGACATCGCCGCTGGCGGTGTTGGAGGAGACGCCGGAGATGGGGTTGGAACAAATGTCTTTTGAAGCGCTCCGAATCCGTTTTGCGTCATTATGATGATTCCGGTAACTGTGGCAGAACTTAAAACCACCAGTACTGGATATCCAATACCGTCGAAACCACTAATCGAAAGTATATTCGCTTCAACACCACCAACCAGAATGGAAAATCCAGCATCCCTAATCGGATTATACGAGTCTATTTCTAATGTATATTGGTCTCCGGAATGTCCAGCGACAGCTATAGTATCCAAGAAACTAGGCACATATGTATCAACAGTGAAACTAGTTAACGCTGTCTGTTGAAAGCTGACGCCAATATCATTCTGTACTATAACGAAATAACGATCAGCCAATGTGTATTCATAAACATGTATCTTGCAACGAATATAAGTATCGGTTACCGTGTCGATTCCAACCACATCAATTAGCGGTACTTCACCATTCTGATTAGATAAAACAACACGTACAGCACCAACAATTGTAGATGTTAGAGCGCGTCCACCAACAAATCCAGAACCGTAAATTTCAAGTACGTGAATAGCATCCATCTCGGTCGTACTTGGCGTATTTCCATTTCCATCCAAATAAATACTCGTAACATTTGGAATATCCAAACCGCCACACGTCGGCGATAAGACTTGTGGATTAACCGATATATGTATAGTCGCTGTTGTTGTTAAACCAGTTGAACTGGTGGCAGTTATCTTAAAATCTTGCGTTCTATCTGGGTATATGACAAAGCTAGCCAAGCCTAGAGGAAGATTTTGTCCACCAACAAAATCTCCTGTCACATTAACAGCGCCAGTTGTCTGCCACGAAACCGTAACAGGGTCTCCCACATTGACGCTTGCCGAAGATATGCTGGTTGATATAAATTTTGCCCCTGCATCAACATTCACAAATCCAGCAGCAACAAAACTAGAATAATTATTTTTTCCATTAAACCTATACATCGTATTGGTAGTTGGAAACGCCGTGTATTGAGCGTTATTCGCGTTGGATAGCAAAGTAGTTTGATTCTGCGTTGGTCTGGCACCGTTTACAGAAACGACAGAGTCGCTAAAAGCATACAACGTCACCTGTTCAACCGAATAAGCGTTGTACGCAACGTTTGAACTTTGCCCAAGTTGGACTATGGCTGGTTTACAAAGTATGGTGATCTCGTTGGATACAGCTGTTGAAACATTGACAGTAATGTCGCTAATTACAACCGCTCCACCATACCCAACGACATACAAACGATAACTGGTACTGCATGTTGGCATCACCAACATGGTGCCTGCATCAGCAACACTGGTCGATATCATGGTGGATAAATCTGTAATCGAAACGCTGAATGCATTAGAAGTATTCCAGCACAACCCTATTCCATCTGCATAACCGACAGTGATAGATGTGGAAGACTCGGCAGACATCGAAATGTCTGCATCATACGCAGTGAATTTATTAATCACCGGAGCGTCAACCGAAAGCAAATTGCCAGATGCTTTTAGTGTCAGTTGTGTACCGTGATTCGCTACGACAATATTGTATACGTGCGATGCTGACAATGTTTCCGGAGTTGTATAATCCCAATTCAATTGTAAATCTTCGTTAAGAACTGAAACTCCATCAATAGAAGCTGTTCTAACGTTATTCACATCTATGGTTAACACAGCTTTCGTTGTTTGAGATAGGTTTAAAGGAATGCTATCAATTGGTGCGATTGTCCCACCATTACTCGTGATTTGGAACGTGCGCCCATAATGATACCAGTAATCCCAATCGCCCTCTAATGGGTAGATTCCGGCAGCGTTGAAGGTTACAGGAACTTGTGAATTTCCTTGTTGACCTCCCTCACCTCCAGATTGCGCAGCTGGAAGTAATGGATAACCACCAATCACAGTCTTTGTTTGACCTGATGTGCCAGTTATTGAACCACGCCCTGCCCACGTGCAATTCCCACCTATTCCCCAAATAATGCTGTCTTTATAAAATGCACCTATATCATATGTTCCAGCAGCCGGGACGTACAAATAAGCCAATATACAGCAGTTAAAGTTGCTGTATCCTCCGCCACCAGTAAGCGACGGGTCGAATAGATTTTTCGTTCCTATTTGTATACCAGAGCTGTTCAATATAGTCCATTGTACCGGGCTTGATATAGAGCCGTATGGATTTTCGTCAAAGAGCAACGAATTTCCAACCGTCATTCCATCTGCATCAGACAACACACGAGTGATTCCATTTGCGTACAAGTCGGAAACATTCTGCCATATATATGCACTTACCGATCCACTATGTGGCGAATCACCCCAATAGTATGTAAGAACAGAACCAAACAGATATATTTTACTTAATACTGATGTAGAACTTAGCGGTAAGAAGGCGAAAGGCGGGGTGACACCAATATCGTAAACCGACAAACAAGGGTCTGTCCCATTTACCTGAATGATGGTACTAAGAATACCTTGCGTATAGACATTATCAAAGAAACTAACCCGTATCGTAGTAATTCCGAGAGTTATATAGGTTACAAGCCCATCATTCACTGTGATGGATGACGAGTAATTGCTATAGCTGCATACCGACGTTACATCAAGAGATGAACCATCCGAATATATAGCCATAACTGTAATCTGCTGTTGCAGTCCTAATTGACTGTAATCTATAACCATCGGATTAACTTGCAATTCTACAGGGTAAGGCAATTGTATTGATACGACGGCTATATCTGTATAACCTTTCCAACTTGCCAATACAGAGACCACTCCATTTTGAACTGGGTTAAGCACAAATCCAGCCAATGTAGCAAGACCTGTAGTAACCGGATTTCCCCTAAAATCTACAAATGAAAAAGTAAGGTCACTGTCTGTAGTAATATCTACAAAAATTTGGTCTCCGGTAGAATCATCCACAAGAGTTTGTAGAACGCTAAGTTTATACGGCTGTTTTAAGTTCATATAAACTGGGTCTGGCGATATCGCAATACGTTCGGTGTGATAGCTCTGTGCTTGCGTAAAGGTAATAGTGTCTGGTAAGGTATTGCCACATATATTATGTGCATACATCGTAATTGTCACCCCCTCAGCGGGTATGACAACTGAAACTGAGCCCTCACTTCCCCAAATTCCAGATAAGGCCGCCTCAACATCTGCATCACTCGACATAAACGAAACGTCAGAGGTATTCTGACAAGACCAGTGTAAATTGAAAGATTGTCCGTATAGAGCAGTTGTTCCATCGATGGTTGGGAATGTGTATCCGAATTGTGTAACTATCGGGATTATAGAGCTATCTTGTACTTGGAACATCTGTGTTGCTATTCCTTGTGACGTATCCGTATTTATGAGAACCAAATTATAAATACCTGCTACATCGACATCCATCAAAAACGAAATCGTATTCTCGTTGATAAAGGTTGTTGTCTTGGCTACCAATCCAGTGTTCATCACCATATACACTACAATGCCTGACCTGAAATTAGAACCGTTCAGAACAATGGTTGTAGGTGTAAATCCAGTTCCAGAGCAAACATAATTGGGTTGGCAATTTGCTACGAATGGCGGAAATCTATACGTCGATTCGTCATAAACCAGCACGAATGTTTCATTCATCGCTATCACGTCTTCCACACAATCCAACTTAACCAAACGAACAGGATATGAACCAAACGTAAATTGTGGAGCGATGAACGTAATACTCCCATTCACCCAATCAATATTGGTAACTGCCGCTTGCACCAGTTGCGTCAAGGTTGGATTACCAGGCGATACAGATTCAGCTGCTTGTCTAGTCGGCGTTCTCAACCACACTTCCATCTTCGAACTGAAACCAGTACCAGTTAAGGTTACAGGAACGGTCTCACTAATCGTAGGCCCAACTGCTTCAGGTATATTGGTAGGGCTAATATTATTTACAGCAAAATTTCCAGCGCCTTGTTGAACTGGTTGCACGTATACCGGAAGGATTATGGTACGTGTTCCAGCAGCATTAACAGCTGTAATAGCGTAATTAACAATGTATTGCACAATTTCAGTACTTCCAACCATATAAGAGTCGTAACTTGAAATGGTTGGGCTACCTGGCTTCGGAAGTATCACTGTCATCGTTTGAGAATAGGTTTCAATATCGGGGTTTATTGCTATAGCATTGTTATTAAAAAATAATTGGTGATTACCGTACTCTACGGCGTATTCAAAAAATAGCGATATACCATCTAACACTCCATTTTGGAATTCCAGCGTTGGTACGAAGGTCAACACACTTGTTCCATATCCTTCCCAAGAACCATATACAGGTGTGTCATCGTCTACTCTCGATACAATCGGAACTTCATTAGCGAATGCAGTTCCAACTGGGTCTGAAGATAATGGAGTTAAATTCAAAGAGCTTGATCCATATTCCCAAAGTACTGTTTGTTCTTCACTTACATGGTCGTTGAAATCAACTAGATAAGAAATCTGAGTTTGATCAGACTCGCACAATTCAACCACACTAGGAGTTGCAATAGCTGTAATTGTAGGAGCATCAGTCGTAATCGGAACTAAAACCACAGATACTACGATGGAAGCAGAAGCAATTTGTCCATTGTTTCCTGTTGCCTCGATTACATAACGAGTATTGACAGTTGGGTAATAGCTGATTGAACCACTGTATCCAACCGTTGTATCGTCTTCTAAAATAACGCCAGTATCGTTGTTATATCTGTATATCCCAACAGCATCAGAATTTGTAACCTCCCAGCATATGTTGACCATTCCACCTAGCACAACCTGTACTTTAGGTCTCGCATCGGGATAATCAGTAGTAGAAAGAGGGTCGGTTGGGTCTAGAGACCAGATGTAGGCAGTAGGATTAAGAATTCTCAATACAGTGGCTGGTGGAGGAGGTGAAGCCGGAACATTAATTGTTTGGTAGTATATGTTTCCAGCGGCATCTTGATAGGCTATTACGATGCTTCTAGTATCTGAGTAATCGGTTCCCCAATTTTCACCAAGATATGGAGCGTCTATGTTCCTAATAACAACAGGAACATTATGAATATTTTGTAGCATCAAAGCTAACGTGTTAACCGACAATCCTTGCATACTCGTTGGAGCGGTAACACTAATCGGTGTTGTAATAATCACAGATGTGGAACTCAAAACATCTATCTTACTGCCGGTTCCAGCCCAAGACGAAACAGGGCCAGTGATAGATGAAAGCGTCTTTTCCATCACATCATCACTCAGCGTTTCGCCAACGCGTGGATTTAAATAATCATCAGATACACGTTGATAAGATAGGAATACTGGATCGTTTTCGTATGTTGGCGGCGGTGCTGGATTAGTAGTTGATGTTAATATATTGATAAACTTTACGTTGTCCCCTGTTCCGCTACTATCACCTACCAATAAATTAGTGTTGAATCCTCCTGATAATCCATCTCCTAGTGAACCGTCCAATACTACGGTATCAACTTCTGTCGTGAATGTTGGAGGCGCTATAACCTGTCGCGTCTCTACAACTACCCCATCTCCAACACTTGGTATGTTTAGATTGTTCTGATACCAAGGCGTAGGAGCAACGTTGCTGGCAGCCCAATGATCTCCATAGAACTGTTCATCAGGTTGTGAAAAGAACTTAACACTAGCGCTAATTTCTTGGTCGATGATACCTTCAATCGAAGCCAAGGTATCGTTCACCATCAGTAACACTTCATTAGCAACTTGAGTAACGGTAAAGTATGGCGTAGTTCCAGCTGCACGATGACGTGCTACGATTTCCTCAAGATGTTGTGTAGTATATTGAAAATACGATGTATTGATGGGTACGTCGACAAAAACACCAAAATTAGTAAAGCTATACTGACCACCCAATCCATACTTTGCCGTGTCTGTCGGAGAACCCATCGTTGGGTTGTTCAAGAATCCATCGCCAACCATCAAATCGTCAGTATATTCGTTAGATGGAGTAACATTTATCAACGATGGCATACCGTCGCCAAGAAGTATGTTGGGGCTGTATTCAAGAATGGTAGTTTCGTATCCAATGCCACGAGAGAGTATATTCTCGATAGCTAAATTGTTGATGCGTGGTTTTACGGTTTCCCACAGCAGACGGTTGGAGTATTCATAATCTGGTTCAACAGTGTAGCCAATAATATTGTTATGTTGCGGGTCGCTCGTAGCATACATTGGTATCGACAATCTAGGGATGTCGAATATCGTTCCCCAATAATCTAAGAAACCGTTTTGAGCTGTGGCGAATCCTAGCTGCTGAATGGCGAGGTCTACATCATTTTTAGCTGTTTCTAATATATATGCTAACGGTCTAAAAATAGCCCACAGCGTAGATGTAAAAATCTGTACGTTGTACCAGTCGTCTTCACTTAAAGCAAATGTACCTTCCAATAGAGCAATTGCACCCAAACCACTGAAAGGAGTAGAAATATTTTGAACAGATATTCCAGACGTATTATTTAATTGATTGCACAGGTCTGCAATAGTTATGCTCTTAGCTGCATCATATGGATTATTAAAATTTATTGTGACAACGGGGATAGTTTCTCCAACCGTGGTGATAGTTAACACGCGGTTGGAGATTACTAAGTTTGAATTTCCGCTCGCCTTCAACTGAAAAGCAGGAACACTCTTAGGGTCTCGCGAGAAAACTCGGTTCAATCTATTTAAAAGATTACTAAATATCCCATTTGCCATTTTTTACTCTGTTGTGGCGACTTCCAATCCAAGTGGTGCCAAAGGCAAATTCCACTCCGTTGCTACGACGAGCTTCTCTTCAACAGTCAAGCTACAATCCGGTGCAATCAACTCTGAGAACTTAACTGCACGTTGCTGTTCGTATGCTCGAGTTTCCTGAACATCTGATTCCTTAACAAGACCGAGACGATATAGAGTTTTGGCGAGAACGAAGATGTCGTTATCGCGCGATTGAATCATCTGCATGATATCGTTCAAATCTTCAATCTTAGCATTAGAAAAAGGCTGAGAACGCCGAAGGTCTCGAGCTTTCGCGTTCCTTTGTTCATGCTGTTGTAATTTCTTTTGCTCTTTGAGGCGCGCTATGAACTCGTCTTGAGTAATAATTTTCTTTGGCTGTTCATAAGTCTCAATAGGCGCTGTATCATTTTGCTGAAGAGTATCTTCGATGGATGGTTCGTTTTCGTTTTCCGCTTCCAGAACTACATCGGCGGCTGCCGCAGCGACTGCTTCCTGTACTGTTTCTTGATCTACCACGTTTGGTTCCTCCATTGTGGGTTACGATATTGTTATTGTTCCGGCCTTTATAACTGTTTGAGAGTTACCTGGAATCACATCTCCTGAAGGCGTTGATAATACGCAATTATACATTCCGTTTTGTCCCATAACCAGCGAAATAAGTTCGTTATAAATTAACGAATCTCCCGGTTTAAGTGTTGACATATACTGCACAACACTTGCCGCTATCGCCGCTTCGGCATTGCTATCTAGAATATACCCGGATAACCATGTTGTTTGTAGAACAAAGTTCTGAGGTTGTTCTGTGGCTGCAATGGTTGTGGCTACTATACCAGCGGCTTTATACCCCGGCAATCTGTTCCCATCCGAGTCTGTATACCCATATATGATGTTTTGACAGTTTGCGACCAGGGCAGCAGAAGTAGAACCTAACCCGTTGTAAATGTATATATTTACGTGTCCGATTGGATTAGAACCGTCTAGTACGTATGGTTCTACAGCTGTACAACTTTTAACTTGTTCTATGATGTTGCCATTGGAGTCTGTCACTACAGCTAAAGAAGCGCCATATTCTATAGCCCCCAAAGTGCCTCTAGATAAACTTTGTAGATATGCCGCAAATCTTACTTTCTGACTAGCAGAACTTTCTTGATCAGCTCCATTCACAAACGGAAATTGGTTAGTAACGACATAGACCGCATCTGCAACCACCGGAAGATTGTCAACTGGCACAGTGATTGTATTAGCAACAGCGTTTCCAACGATTCCAGCTGTATTAGAGATAACCATAACCAATTGTGATGTTGCTCCAGCAGGCCATACCGTATCAGAAACTACACTATACGTAACACTAGCTATAGATGAAGCGGTTACAGTCGACCCTGTGGATGGAACCTGAAAGCGAGTTCCAGCTGGTATAACAATCGCCGATGTAGGAGCTATTGGGGTCGTTGTTCCTGCAACTACTAGTGATAATAGCAATTGACCTGATGAGGCGATTGGAGGTAACGGTGGAAAATCAAAGCTATTATAGATTGCTGTATCGATGCCCTCGAGAATACCACGGAGCATCATATGATAGAACTGTTCAAGTTCTTCAGCAAAAGCTTCCAACATGGTACGAGTCTTCGAACCAATATTAAAATCGGTGAGCGTAGATGTGGATTGAGCTACCGATTGTATCAGGCTGGCTGTAATATTGGCGAAATTACGGATGTAGAAAGCGATACGTCTACCTCCCAGCTATTTTTATACTGCTGGAATTACGAAATTGAAGTTCTGCGATATATTTAACAAATCTATATTAGCGCTAGCAGACACTCGCAATGTATCAGCATATAGATTAACATTAACATTAGTTACAGACGAAACTCTAGGGTCTTGTGATAGAGTTCTATTTATTTCATATGCAGCAAAAACCAAAAGAGAATCGTTATCTATCGAACCGACATAATCCAGCAGTCTATCTCCATATTCAGGATGATAGTGAAGCGAGCTAGTTTCTGTGGTCAATCTGTGTGCAAGCGCTTGATTAAGATTCATCATGCCTGAAAACGACAATAAATCTCCGTTCGTATCTGCCCATAGCTGACCATAAGCGTCTAATGCAATATCTTCCCCAAGAATGTCATAAAGACTATTCGCATTATAATTGTTGTTTTGGATATTCGATTGGCTCGAGCTGTTCGATGGTATGAGAATATAGCTACCTGGGCTGACGACTCTAGACGTAATATTTATCGCTGCAGATAACACGTTTACAACGAACCCAGATTCGTAAGTATTTTGAAGCGGCGATGATAAAACCACTATCGATTGAGTGTTGTCCCCAGTTACCGAGTCTACCGTCACCAAATCTGAAAGAACCTGTGATTGCCCATTCGTTAACGGACTTGTCAAATTGAAATATAGTGTAGACCCAATGGATAACAATTGGCTCAATCCATTGATATAGATTGTTGAAGTTCCAGCCTTAGCCTTTTGGGTCAGATAAACATTGAAATTTGTTTGTCCCATCAAAACGTTCTGGTCGCTGCTGATATATGGATATGTCAATTTGTTCATATCCGCTATGACTTCCCAATTTGAAGCATCTCCGGTCATTTGAGCTGCTATACCCTGCAAATTATCAAAAGGTTTAATTTGGTAAACTTGCATGTTGTTTATCGTCATCGAGTACGGGTCTGTGGTTGTAGCTGTGAATTGACTGGCGTTTGGAATCTGTATCGCATTAACCATACTTTGTATATCTGCCAAAGATATCAAGCCTTGTTGATCAATGGTAAATATCACAGAATTAGATGGACCGTTATTCGGATCGTCTATATATATTGTCGCTCCTCCTAACGAGAAAGTAGCGAAATAAGATGGTAAAACATAAGCATATAGGTAAGTATTGTCTACATAAACTGTGGCATGATTTCCGTTTCCGTCCAAAAGAACTTCACCGCCGAACACAATATCACTATCACCTGTAAAGTTGGTTCCTCGCACAGCGAACAAGAACTGTGAGCCTCCAGCAACCACGTAATCAGGTGTTATCGATGCTATGACGGGAACCATATTACCTACCTATAAGTTTCAAAATCATATCAACCGAATTCATATCTTTAGCTGCTGTCGTATTAGCAACGCTAATCTGGTTAACTGCGGTTTGTATGCCGCTTGTATTGGCTGCAGCTGTTACAGCTATAAATGTATTAGGCGTGTCTTCTGCTATTGAGTATATTGCTCCAACATATGGAGGAACAGGGCCAGAACTTACAAGATTTGTTGGTACAGTTATCCCCATCGGAGTAACCTGTGTAGCGAGTGTAGACGCATCTTTCATAAATTGTGTTGTGTCTTTCCACGCCAATTGAGCTGTGACACTCATCGTATTGAATGATGTTCCATTTTGAGCAATCATCATCGCTCCGCCAATAGAATTAAACGTTTCTTGAGCCATCATCGTTAAACCAGGCGTACTAGATGGATTGACAACCGATAACAAACCGCCTATACCACCACCCGCGTATGCTACTTGATTAAGGACTTCCATAGCAACCATCACATCTGAAGCAACAGCTGCAATAGTAGATAGAATGCTTCCCAATTTTGACCAGAACCCACTAGGAGACGATGAATTATTCTTATTGATCGTAACTGGAGGCCTCGAGTTGTTGGAGTTTACAACTTGAAAATCAGTGTTTTCTTGTGTAACTATAAACGACGCTTCATACATGTGAAGCAGCGGATTTGATTTGTTTCTGAGCAACTTGAACTGTTCTGGAACAACGTAATGAACCATTCTGTGTAATTTGTCGATGATATGTACTGTTAATTTTTGCTCCAACTGAGATTGAGGAAAGTTGGCAGAGTTTGTGTCTCTCAAAAGGAAGTAATTATCAAACAAATTTTTCAGAGCCATCACGTTCGCATATCCGTCTTGGGCTTGAGATGTGGACCCACTAAAATTGTGCGTTCTCCATCCAGTATTCCCACGTAACGTAAGCCTCACAATTGTTTTACCCCACACATCTACGAATGCACCGCTCATTGTTTGGGTGGCGTTTACACGATATGGAGTATCTAATACGAAATCATCAGGATTGATATTCATCGTCACAGTTGTTGGAACCGTGGTTCCACTCAAGCTATTCGACAACATCACGGTGAAATGATTGACGTGGCCTAACCACGATACAACATTGACAGGGGATGTACTATTCGTCCACCCATTTTCAGAAACGTTGGCATTGGCTAAAGCGGATGAATAAGGAGGCCCGAGAGTTGGAGTTGTTGCAGCTGATAACCCAGAATACGTTGAATCCGTGGTAAATGGCGCTGGTGTTGTGGTTACCGCTGCGGAGCTCAGCGGCGTTCCATACGTGGATGCCGTCAATGGTGTGCCACTACCAGCACCAGTAATAGACATATCTAACCAGCCTTCGTAATGCTCGTAGCATCCGTAGTAGTAATCTGTTGATCAGGTGTCGTTGTCGGACTACCTGTGCCAGTACAAGTGTGCTTATGGCTATTAAACTTATCAGCAACCTTTTTATACAGCAGAAGATTATCCAATTGTGAAGCGTTCGGTCCCAAAATTATGCTGTTTTGCTTTGCGGAATCGGTTTTAACCGTAATGGTCGTATTCGACTCAGCGGTTAATTGCCCTTTAACCGATTGCAGCGTGACATCACCAGCAACACTCTGCAGTATAACATTCCCTCCCGCAATAATCTTCACCTGATTATTAGCTGAACTCGCACTGCTGGTATCCATCGGAGTGTTGATTACAACGTTTCCTGTAGCTTTATCGATCTGTATCAGAACAGTTCCTTGTGCAGTGACAACCTCCAATTGGGCGTATAACTTACGGCTATTATTCAGGTTCCCATCAACACCCTTCTTCAGTTGGGTGTTCCACGCCATATTTGTCGGTTTTCCGTTCATGACGGATTTCCTATTACCCTTGCTCAAATCGACATGCACAGCGCCATCAACTGGTTGCGTCGGGGTCTCAGCTAATCTAAAGAAAGAACCATTAGGGTGTGCCCATTCATAATTTCCATCCACATCAGTAAAACTGTAAACATCGCTATTTGTTCTACTTATTGTAGCTCCAGCCAGTTTCTTAATTTGTGTTGTGGTTGGGGCTGGTAAACCGGGAGGAATATTCTGAGGGTCGAACAGCATTTGAGAGCGTTGTGGGAATAGGAACCCAAGACAAACCCACGAACTTTGTCCAAGATTGGCGTCTAATTTATCTATAACAGCGTATACATAATTAGAAGTTGGATCATCCAAATCTGGATTATTAGAAGATAAACTTTCATACTTATATACATTAGGAACCTGTTTAGTGGTTCCATCATAAGACAACACAGTTCCAGCCTTATTTCCAACAGTTTTAAGCACTGGAAGCGAAATCATTCCACCATTCGTAGATGCACCAAGAGTGGGTACATGGACACCATAGATGATTCCGCAACCCTGCTCAAGAAGCACATCTATAGTGTGAGCGCTGTAATCAACGTTAATAACTTTTCCTTGACGGGCCATATTTTAATATCCGTAATCAGCATAACGTGGATCGTCCTGCATTCTGTCTAAATGAGCTTCCCCACGAGTCAATGTTAGCATCGTCAACCACGATTCCATAGGAGTGAAATTCTGATGCACTTCTTCCACATAAAAAACGTGAACCATCGTGTCGAGTCGTTCATCCCAAAACGCTACAAACATTCCAGCTCGTATATCTTCTCGCCCACGAATAACCATCGAACCTTGTTCTAATTGCGAATTGTGTTCAAAGGCATTAAACAAAGTCATTGCCAGTTGCTGCCCAACCTTAAACATGTCGGAAGTAGTTATATTCGAACCAAAATCGCTTCTGTAAAAAGCATTAGTATCTTCCAAACTACCAATTGTTTTTGGGTCCACTGATAGCAACTTGCTAGTGATTAGCAATTTTCTAAAACCAAACAACTCCATCCTAGAATATTCAAGCTTTGTCGATTGAGGAAGAGTCACGCCAGTATCAGTAAACGAACTAGTATCAACCGTAAAATGTGGATTAAGGTTAGTAAGCTGCCCCATCGCTTGAGATTCGAATGATTCTCCAATCCCACTATTCGTAGCATTAACCATGATATAGTTCCACACTTCTTGGTCGCTGCGACCTAAGTTATAGTTTACTATTTCACTTTGATCTATGAATATTGGCAATCCCTTCGCACATGCATCTATACTCCGTGAACCCAGTGGGGTGTACGTAGGGCCAGTTCCACTAAAACTGGTGGTTCCTACCCATTCCCTGTCTCTATCTCGCCAAGGGGTTGGTCTGAACACTAAGTAAGTGCCATCTGGAGCATCATCTGTGAATATCTCGATAAACGGCTTTCCAGTGAATTCGTTAAACAAGTCCGACACAGACATTTCCGTCGAGGCTATTGATGGGTCAACTACTCTGAGGCTATAACTCGCTACGTCATCACCTATCCCTTGGGCAGCTCTATTTCCGTCTACACCATCCACATCAACATCTAATTCAAAAGGTGCTGCAATATTAACTGAGGATATTATGTCGTTGCTTTCGGAGCCGTTAGCTGAAGATGAATTACTCTGCGTCTGATTCCTGTTAGTGGTTGTTTTTAGAATGTTCTGAAAAGTTGGCGTGACAACTTCATTCCACACCATTGTTACTATCTTGGATGGGGTGCAATTACCCTGCAAAATATCGATTCCATATCCAAAAAACAACGGCGATGTAGTCCCAGAAGCAGCGAACACTTGACTCGGGTCTAAAGCATAAACATAATGTATTACAGCATTTTTAATAGCTTTTCCATAATTCTCTCCAGAAATAACAATCGATCTAACAGGCTTTCCGCTAGACATATCTAGCGATTTAGATATGGTGGTTACGAAACCCCTCATGATGGTTGTATAATCTTTCGATTCACGCTTCATCCTTATTTCACAATAAACCATCGGTTCTATCATATCGTATAGCGTTGCACCGTTAGTATCATCTCTTGGAACAAGGGTGATTCTAAAACTATTCGTCAAATCCTTACACGTAGCCTGCGTCTCTATTTTAGTCACGTAACCAAGCTGGTTGAATCCAGTGCTAAATGATTGTATTCCTGATGGAAGACCGAGAATTACATCGTATTTTGGATTGAACGTGTTGATATTGCTTGTGCTCATAATTACTTAGTTCCAGATGGTGACAAGGTCTTAACAGAGGTACTCGCCTTGTTATGATTCAATTTAGAGAAATTCATAGTTCCAACAGTCGTTTGCTTAGACTGTCCTCCATCAGGCATCGTCAAATTCAATACTGAAAAGTGACTAAACTCAAGAGATTCTCTATTATCTTTAGCTATTTGTCTTAAAGCATTATGTATTTCTGTCGCTGTCATTACAGGTTTTTTTTCTACAGGTTTTTTTTCTACAGAACTTTGAAATCCACCAACAGCGCCAGCTCTTGATACGGAATTTGCGAACACTGTAACTTGCTCACCTTCTCTTCCTTGATCTGATTCATGACGATGTCCCCAATTTGCATATACCTGCCCAAATTCAGCACCGGCTGTTAATGAGTCTAACCTTCCACCATGTGCGGAAACTATTTTACGCAATTCGTCTTCATCGTGGAACGCTCCACCGCTAGCTCTAAGCGCATACTCAACTTCAGACCTTAATTTTACATTATTTGGGTCTAACCCAACCCTTTTCAAAATACCTTCAGCTTGGTCTATGTAGTCTTTCTTATATAACTTCATCTGAAAATCTTTAGTATTTTGAAGAATACGCCTCAGCGTACTACCAGTTTTATTCCCTTGTTCACCCCAATGTTCTTCATTACCCCAATCAGACTCGACGGAAGCAATGTCTTTAACCAATAACTTGTTTTCGAGGGGATTTAATCCAAGTGTATTATCATTTGCAGCAACTCTAGCACTATTAAGAAAATGTGCCAAAGAACTATCTTGATAACCTTTACCACTCCAATTAGCGAATCCAGCATTAACTATAGTACGCCCTGTTTTTGGGTCGTTAAGTGGGTCGTTGTTGATATCAGTGAAGGATTTATCTAATGTCATCATATGCTCAGCAGCTGCAGCTTTGGCATACTCTTCAAAATTAGCTCGCTCTGTCTCAGAGCCGTGAGCTGCTCCATTACTAGCTAATACACTCTCGAAAGACTTAGCCCATGCAGTATTTCCTGATGAAATAAATTTATTATTCTTAAAATCGTTAGCAGTCTCTTGTCCAGCAACACCCCATTGTTTAGCATCGATAGATGCTTGAACTGCTTCTTGGACATCTTTCTTACTCCCACCAGAAAACCAACTAACAGCCGCAGCTGACATCCTTATAAGTGGATCAGTCATCGACTGTACATATTGGCTAATGTCAACCACAGCCTTTCTAGCCTCATCTTCGTTATTCGTGGATTTAATATTCTGTGTTGCACTAGCTACCGCTTGAACTATTTCTTCAGTCGTTTTTCCATCCTTTTTTGCGATGTCGTACACTGCTTGTATCGTTTTTGCGTCTCCCGTACTAAGTGTTTGAATAAGGTTTTCAATGGCTTTATTAGCTGAAGTTTCCTTATCTCCCTTCGTAACACGTAAATTATTCCCCAAATCCTCAACGAATCGAGTCAGACCAGGACTATTCATCAAGTTCATATCTTTCAAACCGTATATGTTCATAGCACTCTTCGGGTTGAGTGGGTCTAAGTCTCCATGTTTTTTCATCTCAATCATACTGAATGCTTGAGACATATTAATCCCAGTTTGATTACTTAACGTCTGCATCGCATAATCAACACTCCCGCCACTAGCACTTAAATATTTTGCAATTAGCTTATCCAGCATTTCAGCAGAGTGTTGTTGTCCGTCGGCAAACTTAGCCTCAAATCCTTGAGACCTAGTCAATTGAACATCACCTGTGTAATTTAATTTTCTAACACCATCAACGACACCACTGCCGCCACCATACTCTCGCATCATGTCTTGAACAACTGCCGAGCTGATCAAATAACCAAATGGAGATTTAGGATTAGATATACTTTGATCTATACTTCCAATTACCTGTGCAGCATATTTACCTTTTAATCCAGGGCCGCTAAAATCACTTCCAGATACACTCCCCATCATACCAGCGAGCTGCAAAGCATTTGGACCGTTAACACTCTGTGAACGTCCTATTCCAACCAGGTCTTGGATTCCTTTAAGCATCTCTTCTTCAAGGCCAGCCATTTTTCCAGTTCCGATGGCATCTGCTACTGATAAGGCAAACTTATTTTGTTCTTGACCACTAGAGCTTACAGCACCTTCACGAACCATCTGAGCGTTAAATTGGGATGTAGAGTTCAAATCCATCCCATACGCTCTGCCCATGATAGCCGAACTATTCAACACACTTCCAAAATCACCCCAAGCCCTCTTACCCATTCCTCGCATCGACTCGCCCATGCCGATACGTTCTTCCCTAGTTATTCCAAGACCATCCACAGCACTTGTCATTTCACTTCTAAAATCATTTGTGTTCTGACCTTGAGCAGCGGTCATCTTCCACAAATCACCTTCACGGACTTGCCATTCATACGTCTTTTTAAGTTGCTGACTGACATATTGAACAGCGGTAACTGCTCCCATCAACGCTAATCCAATCCCGGCAGTACTTGCAGCTGCGCCAAGACCGCCTGTGAGCGCTGCAGCAGATACTTCTTCCCCTGCTATAGCAGTACCTGCCTGAGTAGCTCTATACCCCTGAAATAATTTAACGGATTTATCAGCGCTCTCCATCATCATAGCTCTACCATAACGATGGGTTCCCGTCATAATACCACTACTAGCTAACGTTCTCGCAAACCCGTACTTCAAGACACGGAAAGACTCTCTCTCCTCATCTTTTCCCTGATCATCTATGTCTTTTTTTAAATTTTGCCTAGCCCATGAAGAATACTTAACTGATAATCTTGAAGTGTTCTCCACTATCCGTATTCTTTCCCGAGCTTGTTGAGCTTCTCTAATCGATGCATTACGAGATGCAACAGCATCATCCTTCATCGCCTTTTTTTTGGCTGCGAATGCGTCACCTTCAGCTGTTTTTAATGATTTTTGCTGTTTTATTTGTAAATTTAACGATTCTATCGTCTTGGTGTAGCCTATTTGAGATTCTTTAGCATATCTTATAGTTTGGCGAGCTTGTTCTTTCTGAACATCAGCTAGCCTAATAGCACCTTTTGAAAAATCTTTTAGGCGTTTATCAGCTGCTTTATAATCACCACCAGTAACGGCATCAGATGCATTCTGTAACATAGATTGAAGATATGCGTTGTTTGCACCAGCAGAAGAATCCTCATTTGGATTAGGTACTGCAGCAGCTTGCTTAGAGGCTTGCTGCTGCATGATATTGAAATTAGGATCGTTGAATGCTCCGCCGTTATTATTTGGCATCTTTTACCTCAACCCATTCATCAGATGGGTTTTTACTTTGCGAAGCTTCAAGTTGAGCTTGTTTTAGGTACTCTTCCATTTCCTTATCGGATGCACCCTCGAATTCATCGTCTTGCGTAATTCCACTCGCTCTACGAACCGCCTTCTCATACTCATCGTGGGTCAAGAATTCTAATTCCATCTTCCACGGTTCTATATCCAAATATCTGTCATCGTTCGGTGGAAGGTTGTATTTCTTGCGAAACCAGAAATCATAACCATCTAAAGCCTTACTTTTCGCCAACTTCCTCTTGTTTTCTTGAAACCACAGGGCGAAAGGAGTTCTCCCATTTCGTATACACGTCATACAAGTCGTATACAGGCTTCATATCGTACAAGTCCTCGAAATCTAATCCTTCTGGTTTCTCAGTCAACACCACTTCAAGTGTTGAAATAACCCACGCCATGTTTGAGAAACCAATCGGCAAATCAACACCTTCTGTTTTCTTAGCATTATTCACAGATATTGCAAGAACATCTCTATTATTGGGGCGCTTGAATACGAACCTTCCTACTAAATCCTTGAAGCCTTCGATTTCAGCGCAGTTAACTACTAGCGGTATACTCGGGTCTATCGGTTTCTTATGTTCCAACTTTTGATCTGCCATAGGTTCCTCCTTATGGTTTAACTAGGTCTTCGGGCTTAATACTTTGGTTTTTTGATATTTGGAATAATTTTCCATCGCGGAAACGGAATGTCACTTCTCCATAGAACTTCTCTGTTTCAGCAACTTCTAATAGTCTAGTATAAGCTGCTTTCTCTGTATCCTTCATATTTACTCCAGCAAAAAAGCTGAGGATATGGGAGGGAAGACACCCACAACCTCAGCTTTTGTTAAACTTTAAGACTGGGGTTCTTCCCTATCCCTTAGTTACCTTTAATTACAGCGTACCCGACACGTCCAGGGCATTGAAGTTCGCCGAGCTTACCAAAATTGCGTGTTTCTGGATTTCGATATCACCAGAGGCATACGAGCATCCGATAGCCTTTCTAAGCAGCGATCCGTCACCGTTATCATAAACTGCGATATCGAATACGAATCCTTGCATAACACCGTCGGCATCCTTTGGAACAACGACACCAGCTTTATACATGCTTCCGAGGTTAAGCACCATGAATCTTGCGGAAACTGTGTACTTCGCCATGGTCGGAACGTATTCCACCACACGAATGTTTCCAACTCCACTCGCCTCAGCAGGCGCGTAGTCTTCGTTAAATCGAACATCCTGTAGCAGGCCAATCTGTACACCGTCGAACATTACAACAGCCCGGTTACCACTACGAGTTTGAAGATTAATAGTAGCCATAAATCAAATCCTCCCTATTAGGAACCAGCCACCGTAGAACTAACCGACGCTGAACCAACATACGGCACGGTAGAGATATTTACTAGAACATAATTTGCTGGGATTGCAGGAGAAATCTGGAACGACACATTAATCGTATCTCCGCCGCCCGTTGATGCCGTAATATTTTGATAAGAAGGCGAATTAGCGTCACCAACAATCAAGTTATCGGTAGTTGCCTGCTTCAAAATCGTTTCAGCAACTGAAACAGCTAGTGCTAAAGTGATTGGTGAGACTACCTGCCCAACAACATCGTCGTCGAGAGCGTCTTGCACTCTACGAGACACAGTGTCGATAGCCATCTTAGTACTGATTTCAGTGTGTGCCCAGCTGGTTGTTTGTGTCCAAGTTGTGCGGCTCTGGCAGATTCTATACCCCTTGTTTTGTACGTACTGTAGCGGCGAAATTCCACCAAGCAATAACGTATTAAGGTCGGAAGGTGTATAAGTTGTCTCCAATGCAACAACATTTGAAGGGTACTTGTGTGTCAGCGGAACACCCGGAGCCACTGCAGCTAGCATTCCAGCGTATAGAGCAGCTGTGAAGCAAGATGAAGCAACTTGTAGATTCTGGTTAACATCGTAATACGAAATACCGGGAGATGCCAACAGAATTCTATCCGTATTTAATGCTGTAGCCCTAGCCACAATGGTTGCAACCGGGTTGGAACCGTTAGGCAGGTATTCGCCCAAAGCACCGCCGCAAATTCCAACACGAGGCATCCTTCCAGGTCCAGCCATATAGCTGCAATGTGTGCTTACGGCAGCGTGAATAGAGGCGTTAGTCGATGTCGGGATGATGATTTGACAATCAACATTCTGAAGTGAAGCTATGGAATTTGTCCAATCCGTTACAGTGCTTGTTCCTTCCGTGCCACCAACCAAAAACTGATTATTTGCGGAGAAATACGGAAGAACAGCTAGAGGATTAACAGCGCGTGCAGCACTAATAAACGGTGTGCTTGGAGCGTTCAACCAATCAATCAAGGCCTGAAGATTAGCATTGAATGACACCGCTGAAGCTTTGATATTCACAGCCGAAACGTTATCAAACTGTGAAGCAGTCGTGTAGGTTCCGTTGTTGTTCAAAACGGTTGCTTGGTATATTCCAGTTGCATTGAGATAATCGGCAAGATTCTGCACGGTTGTGTATGTAGCAAACAATAGATTCAACGATTCACCTACTGTTGCTGATGTGGTCACAAATGCAGTATCGTTAACAGTCGCTGTGCATGTTCCAGCAGTACCTACGTATTGCACCTGAAGCAACGGGCGAGCTAGGTTGTCTTGTGTGACCGTTCCACCAACTATATTTCCAACCGTTGTCAAACCAACCGTTGCTTTTATTCCTGATACAGAACCAGCTGCAAACTTAAAATATATTTGGCTCGTATACAAGCCGTAATCATCAGATGTGATGGTTATCAGTGTGTTTCCCGTACCAGTGGTTAGCGTTCCAGCTGAAGCAACAAGAGTTACACCTGTGCCAGTTGAAACCGTTGTGATGGCATTGCCGTCTACGCCAGCTGTACGAGCGGTTAGAGTAATCACAGCTGCAACAGCTGTAGCAGTAACACCAGTTAAGCTATTTCCAAGGGCAGCGTTCGTGTTTATCGCTAATGCCAGCGAAGTAGCAACACCACTAATGTTTGTATCACCAGCTTGAGTTGTGTAGCTGACGAGAACTCCGCCGATTGTTGCAGTCAACACGACGCCAGCGGCGAATGTTCCGCCGACAGTCAGTGTTCCAGTAGCCTTTGTTCCAGCAACATCAAGCACACGAGCACTTGATGAAGTTGCGGAGTTGGCACGGACTACGTAAATGTTTGTAGCACCACCAGTTTCAGCGGATGGAGAAAACGCCAGAAGCGTTGCATTCAGCAAATCGCCACTGCGAAGTAGGCTACGAGCGGTTGTCGGGTCTGACACTAACACAGGCCGTTGTGGAACGCCAGCAGTGCATGTGCCAACAATCGCCAAAACGTTCTGCGCGCCTGGATTTAGATTCAAAAGCTGTGAATCATCAACCGCCACGCTTGCTTGTGGTTGCACAATAAATTGACCATTAAATACAGTTGGCATATATCACCCTCTCACAACCTTCAGGTTAAACCGGAAGGTTTTTGAATTCTGCCAAGCGTAACTCAAATTCATTTTCAGTAGCTTGGGTAACGTGTTTAACATTTTCCATCCAATGTGCAAAGCCGCCAAGTATCTCGACTCTCTTAGATTTATAAAGTGGATGCTGATTGAGAAATTCAATCAAACTTATCCGGGGTGCTTTGATTTTTTCGTTTGCCATTCCCCTATTCCTCTTTCGCTACTTAAACATTTGTTTGAACCGAAGTCCCGTAAACTTGGGGTACTACGATTGGAGTAGATGTAGCAGCAACAACAACATCATTTCTCTTGATACAATAATCCAAACAGCCATTTGTGTTTATATTCAAATACCTAATATAAACCATACTCGGCGCAAAACTTTTAGAGTCTAATTGCATTGGCATTCCAGATGTATTTGCAATGCTGACAGCCTGAAAAGAGTCTCTCAGTAATAGTACACAGTATTTTACGAAAGAATACAAGTAAAGAGTTGTAGCTGGATTGGTGCTGAACACTCCAATCGAAAAAGATTTGGCGTAAACTGAGCCAGATTGAATTTCTAGTTTCCCGGTGTCAGTATTTATATCACTATTAATGAACTCACCTACCACCGGGTCTTCTTGCTCGTTACCAACTTCGACATCGATGCAAGGAATACTTGCATTCCCTACAGGAAATTGGAGAACAAACCTTAAATCGTCATCTGTATTACCTGTAGCCATTGCAGTAAAAATATCAGCTATCGAAGCTTGATTTCCATTCCATTGTCCGGTAGTAGGCAAAGCACCAAAAATATCAGGGATCATATCGGTGTCGCTGCCAATAGCAGCTATCATCGTTGTCCATTGAGCCTTAATTGCGGATAGTAGTTCCAACTCAAAGATTTTTATCACAGCGATGCTCCAGCATTTGCCCCATTTCCACCCAAGAATTCCAACTTAATCATGAATCTGACTGGCATCATTTGGAACTCGTCGGTCGGGTTATTGAATTTTACGAACGTGTCTCGTATGTAGTTAGGCGTATCCATCACTATCCAAGTAGGGCGGGTCATATAACGGAATGAAACAGCTTGCCCTTCTGTCGAAACAGTTTCGGTTACCCATGTGATTTTACCATCTGTACCCAAGGTATAATCCGTTCCTTGTACAAGCGGCGTAACCGTGTTCTTTGCAGTAGATGTAACAGCGTACAGCACATTTCCAACTGGAGTGTAAGACAACCAATCACCACTATTAACGTTGTTGGTGTGTAACACCATGTCATTAAAAATAACTTGGCTATCTATATTTGTAATCCTGTCGAACAAAGACATGAAATTCACATGCTCAACAGTAAGATATGCTTCACCGAGATTCAAAATACCAAGGTTGTGCTGAGCGTCTGGTTGTTTCTGTTCCCTATTAATCAAACCCCTTATGGTAGATGAAGTGTAGTAGTATCTACCAGTTCCGTCGCACACATTGCAATCAGCTACAGCCTGCCTCGTAGTCGGGTCTACACAAGGGCAAGGGATTTGCTTTTCCCAAAGAAGATTCAGTCCTTTGGTGTTTATCAAATCTATGAATTGTTGAGGATCAAAATCTACTCGCTGTAGCACGTTAAATCACCGTGAACGGAATACCTCTGTACTCAGCCATCAAGGTATTAACCAATTCCTGAATCTGTTCGTTATATGAGTTTATTCTTCCACTATAAGGACCATATTTACCACCCATGACACTCATGGTCTGCGACAAACCGTCTTCACCAATACTTTGGCTCTGTATTCCGGGATTCAATACAGTGGAATTATTCATTACATGAATTGCAGCTTTCATACCAATAATGGCATTAACAATGTCTGGAACCTTGCCGGTGTCGAATCCAGCGGTATACGATACGTGGAACAACGATGGCAAACTATTCAAACGTCCCATTAATGGTAGCCAGTTTCCACCTTGACCGATGAGCACTTGAGATAGTGTTCCAGCAGTTGGTATTAGCTGAATCTGACCAGCTTTCTTTCTCAATTTAACCCACGGCTGAGGAAATATCATTATTGATTGGCCTGTTGGGTAGATAGCTTGTACTGATTGAACGGATAGTACGGGGTAATGATATAAGGCAATATAGCAATAATCTTGATATTGCTCTACATAGTAATCATGCTGTTCGTCTTCAATAATCTCAGGTGCTATAAACACCTTATGAGTCATACTGAACCAAGCGACGGCATTAATTATAGCGGTATCGAACAGGGAATCAGGGAGAGCGACACCGTTTTGGTCGGTGAGCTTAACACCGCTCAAATAATTCGCTATTAAGTCTGCTTCAACTATTAAGTTTGCCATGTTTTAATCATACAACTCACATCGCTATGTTGTATAGCGAAGTGAGTTGTGAATTACTTCTTTGTCGTTACGGGAGTTGCCTTAACTGTGCTCTGTTGACCAGCTATGATAGACGTATTCAGTGCGGTATGTGTATGAGCATTGAATTGGGATGTTAGGAGAGCGATATCAGTCGTCAACTGATTCACTTGTTTAATCAGCTCTGCCACCACTCCAGACCCACCCGAGTCGTCTAAAACTAATGCCATAATAATCCTCCAATATAGACCTTGTGCGTATTAAGAACCATCGTGTTTAATACTTCGTATTAATGGTCTGCGCTGCGGGTGTAGTTTGGAAACCTGCGATTACAGCTGTACCGTTCGCTGTGTGTGTATGGGTATTGTGTGCGATTGCTAGTGCATTAATGTCTGCCTGCAACTGATTCACCTGTATTAAGAGCTGTGTAAGAATGGCGATTCCGCCATCATTATTTACTGTTACTGTCATGATAATCCTCCAATCTTACTTTTATGTTGTCGTAGCGTCTGCAGCGGAAACTTTTTCAAGCTCAATAGCTGCTTGAACCTCGTCGTCAACTGCTTTGGCAGCTTCTGCGGCTTTCGTAGCTTCTACGGCTTTTGCGGCTTCAACGGCTTTTGCGGCTTTAGCAACCTCTGCTGCTTTTGCGGAAGCTACAACTGCTGTAACTACAACTGGCGCTACAACTGACGCTTCTGGAACTAAAAAGAATACACCTGGAAATGAGCTTAAGAACAAATCGGCTACTTCCTGATCTACAGTTGCTATTCCTGATGCATCAGTTGTTACATTACCAGAAGATGTAATAAGGGTTTCGTTACGTTTTGTATAGCATTGAATCTTTGGCATATTGGCTCCAAATCCTAAGCTGCTTGCGCTTCAACACAGTTATCTTGCTGAAACTCCACAAACTTATTATATTTTCTTTTTATATGGATGTCATCATCTTCTTTGTACTTTCGCCATTTCTTGTACTTTCTTTCCATAGGAACAACCTTGCTGCTATATAGCCAATCGCCCAACGTTTCAAATTGCTTACGACCACCAACACTCCACTTCCAACATTGCTTGCCTTTAACATTCTCTAAACTTCCACCAACATTAAGCGTACTACTAACAACATCTTTCAACCATTTACAGGTTTCTTCTGTGTTTGTGATAGAAAATGTGAATGCACGAACTTTATTGTTGTTGATACTCCCCACGAATAAATTCGGGGGATTCTAGCGTTCTTTCGAACGCCTTAACTGTTTCAACCAGCGTAGCTGAATTTCTCTAGACTTACACACTGTCCGCAGTCGTTTAACGACTCCATGTATCCCAAGGCGTCGAGTATCCTGATTCCTTCCGCTTTCAGATTTAGAGATGCGTTTCCATCCCGGCTGTGATGACTTCCACAAGAAGGACAGTTCCACTCTCTATCTGAAAGAGTTAGGTTATTGTTTTTGTATCCGCATTCGCTGCACAGTTTCGTGCTTGGAAAGAACCTATCAACCTGGACTGCGTGCCTGTTATTCCAAAGTGATTTATACTTCCATTGTCGAACTGTTTCTCCGAATGCGGCATCGAGCATCGACTTAGCCAGCTTGGTTTTCGCAAGACCTTTGATGCTTAAATCTTCAAGACACAGCGCTGGATACTTTTCAACCAGACCATGCGTTAGTTGATGAGCAAAATTACTCCGTAGATTTGAAATCCGTTCATAGACCTTTGCAACAGCGGCAACTGCTTTGGCACGGTTACGACTACCTTTAACGCGACGGCACACCTTTTGTTGAGCTTTCTTTAGCTTTTGAGCATGACGACGGTAGAACTTTGGAACTGAGACCTCGTCCCCGTCAGACAGCGTTAGATATGTATTCAATCCAAGATCGCCACCTTGCACCTGCTCAGGTTTTACCTTTGGCAAACATTCTGTTAATTCAAACTCAGAAACTAATATAACAAACCAACGACCCGTTGCTGTGCGCTTAAATGTCGCTGATTTTGTTTCACCGTCAATGATTCGTGATTGACGTATCTTTATCCAGCCGATCTTAGGAACATACACTTTACCATCTTTTACCACTACTCTCTGTGGTATACGGAAGGTTTGTTTTGTACTCTTCTTGGTTTTGAATACAGGAAATCCGGCATTCATCTTTGGGTTGAAATGGTTATCGTATGCACGCTTCAAATTCTTTAGAACCTGCTGCAACGACTGTGAATCAAAATCGTACATCCACGGCCTAGACTCTTTGAATTTAGTGAGTTCCACGGATAATCGTGACTGAGATATGCTTTTCTTGTTTTCTTTGTAGAATGTCCGGCAGCAATCCAAAGCAAGGTTCCACACAAGCCTAGATGCCCCCGCTTGGCACAAAAGTTTCTGTGCTTCGTCAGACGTTGGCTCCATGCGGAATTTGAACACCTTGCGTTGTTTAGACATTTTTCTGATTTTCAACGTACTGTTTTATTACTTCCAGTGGAGACCCGCCAACTGTTGAAACAAAATAGCTATTTGTCCACAACGTCGGCAACTTTGATTTCAGCGTTCTAAACTCATTTCTCAGCGTGTGAGATGAAACACCCTTCATGTTCTTGACAAGGCGGTGAATGCCAAACTGAGGATCAATTTCCACGAGTACGTGAACATGGTCTGGCATGATTTCTAGCGCAATTACTTCTGCCTTATACTTCTCTGCCACTTGCCTAATGACAGATTCGCACCGTGCTGCAATATCACCAATCAAAACACTGCGCCTATACTTCGGCGTCCATACCACATGGTACTTGCTCGAATACACCACATTTAAGTTCGATTTGTAGCCTTCTAGTGCCATAACAAAACTATACAGTACATCGGTATATATGGTAAAGAACTATTTTTCTACGCAAAACACGCCTTATATCCCCATGCCTAAAGGCAGGGGCTTTACGGCGCTTTCTCGGTAACCCTTGATAACGAGCCAATGTCCCAACGGCATTTTCTGTTCTACCAAGCATTTTGGCAAGTTCTTTTGTAGACATCGAGGAATAATTGTCAGAAAGCAATTTCCGTTCTTCTTCAGTATATGCGTCATGATTTCTGCTATATCCCAAACGTTGAATCTTCAATTTTACAGATGCTTCCGTTCTGTCAAGATAACTCGCTATTTCCATCAACGATTTATCTTTGTAGTTGGCGGATATATATTCGATTTCTTGCGTGTTCCAGCTCTTCTTTATCATGATTTTAGTATGACAGAAAACAGAATTTTGCGTACCACCCAAATAAAATAACAGCGCAAAAAGAAAACGGGCGCTGTAAAAGCGCCCGTTGTTAAGTTGTTTATTATCAATGTTTTACGAAATATCGCCAACATTGATGATACGAACCCATTTCCGAGGAGCATACATTACCAAAGTTCCATACAGCAATATCATCCAACGAATAGCCGGGCCGATAACAGCGAGGTCCATCTTCATAAGCGGTGCAAGCTGCTTGAAAGCGAGGACTTCGTTATCCATTTGACCAAGGTAGCAAGTGCTAACCACAGTCATATAGAGGCCTGTATCGGTGTATGTCGTTGTTGCGGAGGCAGTAACAGAAGCAGCTGCAACCGAGAACAGGTAGTAGAACGAACCTGTAGACGACACATCACAAGCATAAACGTTGAAGTAATCGGGCACCAAACCGCTCATCGAAGCAGGGTTGGTAATGGTCAACAGTGAAGAGTTTCCAGCGGAAACGTCACCAGATGAAACCACCAAACCAGATGAAGCAGCAGTAGCTGCAGACTCACCAAAGCGGTTAACAGCGGTCGCCTTGTAGTAACGAGTCCCAGGATTCTTCCATGCGCCAATCTGTGCAGAGTTGTAAGCGGTGGAAGCAGGAGAGATAGAAGCAGGTGTTTGAGGAGCGTTAGCCGAAGTTGCTGCACTCGGTGCCAAACCAGTAGCCTTACGGTTCTTGGTAAGGAATACATCAGACAGAATGTCGATGTTACCGAACTGTGAAGCGAACGTGTTGATCACGCTACCAGCAGCATATCCACCGGACGCTGTTGGGAGCAATGCACGCTCTTTCGGGAAGAAGGTCTTGGAGAAGTCGCTAGCCACCTTGTAGGGGGTGTAGAGACATGATGCACGACCAAACTGCTCGGCAATCAGCTCGCAAGCGTCTTCCAGAATACCTTCAGTTAACGACCCACCCTTGGCGTCGATAATCATCGTAGGATCGATCTGTGCTTCCAGACCAGCCCACTCGATGCCTTCCTTTCCGCCCGACACATTGCTGTATCCAGCAGTCAGAGTGTTGTTGCCCCAGAACAGCGAACGCTCAATTTGCTGTAGAAGCCAAAGAATGCCGTTCTTGTTCTCCAGTGCAACCACATCACCGTGAGCGCTGCGAACCATCGTCATAACATGGGAAACCACACGTGTGGTGCCCAAGAACTTGACAAGTGCAACCTTACGGCTGTAGTTGCTATCCTGTGTTTCAGGCATCACTGCCTCAGGAATGAAGGCGTTGCTGTTATCGCCATAGGCGGTAAGCTGGTTATATTCCTCAACGGTGTTGAATGCTGGCATCTTGGGGAGATTCTTCCACAGACGAATATTCTGTTCTGTGAACGATAGAACCTTTAATGAGCTTTCGAGCGATTCCACACGGAACGCTCCACCGCCTGCTTGGTCGGTAACCCCGTAGTTGTACCCAGCTGACAAAGCCTTCTGCAAGTCGGGAACATCTCTTGATTCACCGTAACCGTTAATACCACGAAAGTCTAAAGCCATGTTATCCTCCAAAAAATCAGCAGTGATTAAGCTACTGGCAATCCAACCAACTCACGAAGCTCGGGGCGAACAAAACCGGAAGCATCAGCTGAAAGTACATCAGCCACTGTTACGCTCTTGTTACCACTTTCCATGAGAGTTGTAAGCTTTGCAGCAATATCGCTCTTCTTAAGTTCTGTTCCCTCTTTACCACCGAAGCTCTTCTCAACAACGCTGACATCGGATTTACGCTGCCCAGCAGGTGTCGTACCGAAAGATTCAACCTTTTCAGTCAAGCCCTTTAGCAAAATACCAACTTGCTGCATAGCCTTTGCAAGCGCCACATTGAATTCGCCTTGACCAGCCTGACGTGCCAACGACTTCTCAACACGAGCTGACAAACCATCTGTTGATTCCGAAACTGCATACACAAAATCACGAAGATAGTCGGAAATGTCGATGGCCTTCGAAACAGCTTCTGAATTCTCGGCTAGCGTATCGGCAAATGATTTCTTTGTCTTCTTTTTCTTGCTAGCTGATTTGAACTCAGGCTCTCGGGCCTCTTCCTCTTCCTCTTCCTCTTCTGGACGTGACCTCCGACGAGGAGCAAACTCCTGCTCTTCCTCTTCTTCCTGTTCTGGAAGGGGGAATCCCTTCTTGGCAACTTCCTCAACGCCCTTCTTGGTCTTGGGCTGCTCTTCTGTTTCGCCCTCGCCATGTTGGCCGTATTTCTTCTGCAGTTCCTTGGCGTCTTCAGCAACTTCTTTAGCCGTACGCTTGTCGGTATCGTTTTCCTTTGCAGGAGCTGGACGAACACCCTTAGAAACATTCTCGAGAACAGCTAAGCTCTTATCGAGACTCTCGAAGCTAAGACCAGCAGCCGACTTTGATGTGCAAGCTGAGCAAGCAGCGCCATTTGTTTGAGTACCGCATTCGCCACAAAATTTCATATTAGTTCTCCCACAGCTAAGGCTGTATTAGATTTTTTTTACTACGCTTTACTTCTTAACCTTTTGAGCTAAACCTGATATATCTCCGTCATTCTTCACCATCAATAAGAGTATCCGGTCGGCTTGAGCCTCAGGGATACCACGATTAACGAGAAAGTCTAGTGCATCACGAAGCGTAACGTATGTTTGACCACCGTTAGCACGTGCTGTATCAAACTCAACCTTAGTAGTCTTCAGGTCGGGAGCAATCACCTTCCCATAAGACAAATCTTTTTGCTGACCTTCTAATGATTCCACCCTTAATGCTGAACCACCTGTTTGGTCAGTTACACCGAAAGCATATCCAGTAACCAAAGCCTTTTCGATACAGCTATCATCACAATATGAATGGCCGTCTTCTACCATATACATATTTCCTTTGATGATGATTTCCTTACACACATCACAAGCTTCAGTACTATCAGCAGCACATATGAGCGCTTTCTTAATCAGCTTGTTTTTATCCAAAAACTTGTGATTGATACCGAATCCATCAAGATACTTCTTACATTTGTCTTTACCCTTTGCACCAGTCTTTGGATCATCAGCAAATATTCTTGAACCAATCGTTTCCAACGTCCCCTTAGCATTAGGAAGTGCATGAAGAACAGCAAATGCGCCTGTGTCTCCATCGCCAGAAACAGATACTTGATGCTTCTTATCCTTGTCTTCGTAGGTAACACTATGAAGTGGCATCTTCTTATCCCCAAGCTTTATTTCTCCACCGTGAGAATGAATTGTTGTCCACTTCGTACTTTTTTCAAACCATCCATTATCAATCGATGAAATAGACTTTGTTATGGGAGAAATTGGCATTTTTGGAGCTTTCAAAGAACTGTCTAGTGCTCCGACATGTGTTCCAGTCGTAACATCACCACTAGGATGAATATGAGTAAATCCAGTATGTGATATGTGTAACATGCCTTTCTCTGGAGATGCAAAACTGGTCACAGTTTTGTGAGTATTCATCCCTAAAGGTTTCATTCCATGTCCGTTCTTTATACCATTATGGATACCAGAATCTATTCCTTGGTTTACATGGCTGTAATTTTGTTTATTTTCACCATAATGACCAATCTTGAAATCGTTGACTCTGGGATCGTATGAAGATATCTTCGGTTCAATCTCAATACCCTTTTCTAAATCCGTATCAATCGATTTCTTAGCAGTAGTTGGTCTATGTACACCATTCACTATTGGTCCAATTTCTTTGTGGTTCTTGTCGGAGTCTGCCTCGGCGTGTGAGTGCATTGTCTTATTCTCTTCATGCCCTTGCTCATCGCCTTTCAGCGCTTTACCTTCTTCTATATCCGGAACGATTGCTTGGTCTTCTTTAGGAAGTTTGAATGTGCTTTTTTTACCTTTAATCACAACATCGCCGTTTTGATTAACTTCGATTGTGAATAGTGGTTCTGATTCGACGCCTTTCTTAGCCAGCGGAACATCATCTAATTGCTTTTCCATATCCTGCTTCGGCTTCTTATCACTCAACGCTCTCTTGGTTTCGTCTAATGCATCCTTCTCTTCCACATCGATTTGATTAACCACAGGAGACTTTGTCGCCTCTTCTGTTCTTTCTAAAACATTGTCGGCTTTCTTCTCTTCACCTTCCGGCTTAGTATCTGTATCTGGTTTCTGCGTAGTCTTGGTTTGAGTTACGTCAGCAGCAACTCCTTTGTTAATAGCTTCTTCGTTTTCGCCAAACACAAGAACCTCATCATACTTCTGTGAAGCAAACGATTTTGCAATATCCAAGAACGTGTTCGGATTGATGGGTGATGCTGTGATGGCGATATCTTTAATCCAAGCCTTGGTGATGATTGTGTGGTCGCTGGCATCACGAGATAACACCTTACCCTCTACAGAGAATCCCAATTTACGGGCATCTCCAGCTTTCTTTAATCCCTCAGCCAAATCCCAAATTCCATTCGCTCTCGGTGTATCAAGCAGGAATCCCTTCGTCCACAACCCTTTAGATGTGATACGTGCTTCTGTTGGGATACCGACTTTACCTGACGTTTCTTTTGCATGATCATCATTGAAGTATCCGCGCTTCAAGAAATAGCTTAATTCCAAACCATCCTGTTTAATCTTCTCGCCTTGTAAGTCTTTGTGGTCTGTACTAGCAATACCTTCGATCCAGCGCTTGCCATCTTCGCCTTTAGCTAGATTAGCTTCGTACCAGAATTCGAATGTACCGTCTTGTTTGATCGCGTTCGCCATTATATCCTCACAAACAAAAAAGGGAGAAAACATATACGGGCAGTTGTGCCGTACGTTTTCTCCCTATAGCCACAAACTTAAGCAGCAGAGTCTCAATTGTCTTGAATTAAGAATATCAATCGAATGCGTCTAGCTGCAAGCTGCAAAAAATGATGATTTTGGTATTCTGGCGCTATTTTACGCTACTAAAGTGTATCGTTATTGCTATTTATCGCACTGTGTTGCATGTTTAATGTTTTTTATTAGACATTTCTACAATGAATCTTGGGCGTTCTGTAGATGATTTACGAACTTCGTTGCCAAGTTCGATGACAAATCCAGCACCTTTAGCACGAAATTCAAGAGGTAGACTGTTGAATCCTCGACACATATTACACTGAACGATAGCCGTATCACTACCTTCCCATCGAATACTCTTACTGCGCAGTTTCACCGTCTGACCATAAGATTTTAATAACGGAGCACCACAAGTACAGTTGATTACCATAATTTCCTATAATGCATCCTCGAAGTGATTAGCTAATCGTTCTAGCTTGTGCTTCAAAGCAGAGCTCAATGGTCTCTTCGAAAGCTCGTCAACTGTCTTAAACATCCCAGACGTCTTTCGTTCTGCCGTTCCACTCAAACGAGTGGGTTTTACATCCGGCGATGTAAACACTGATTCCAATCCTTCATCCATATAACCAAGTTCTTTGATAATCACCTTGCATGTGAACAAAACCTGTCTAAGTCTGGCAATCTCACCATCTTCAAAAGAATTAATAGTATCGACTATCTTAATTATCACTGGAAGAATGAAGTTAAATGGTTCTTCGTTGGTTCCGTGATTAACGTATAACGGTGTTATTTTTTGTTTCTTCGACGTCTTATATTCCTTCGGTAGTCTACGTCTAGCTGTAGGTGTTTTAACACGCACATCAGTACTCCTTCCGGGAGAAACACGTTTATGACGCTGTTTTTCATTGGAGTATGGATTAATCCAAACTAGCTTACCACCCCTATGTTCGAAATATCCCTTCACGTTCCCCTTTTCGAACGTAATGATGGGGATAATGTCTTTATTCTGTTCCATCGACACTGACTCTCAAGCTATCTAAAAAGCTCTTATCGTCTGATGTTAGCAGCTCTTTAAACTCTTTCTGTTTTCTCGACGTCTTAATAACGTGAGAAAATTTAGGTCTCTTGTTGGTGTATCGTCTGTTAGACGTTGCAACGTTTTCAACTTTCAAATCTTGTGGGTCGAACATCAAATTAAATTCTACGTTGTTGCATGTGATAGCTATGCAATTTGTTTCTTCTGGTAAACCATCTGGAAAGACAGCCTTAATGAACGAAGTTACATTCTTTTTATATTGTTGGCTTTCCATATTTTAGCTCCGTAAACACACTAAAAGCAGCGATGATTAGTCGCTGCTTTTAGTTTTGGATTAGTAAATTCCAAGTGGTTGTCCAGTTCCGCCAAGTGGGTTATTCCAGCACTGAATTTCATCTTGGTCGGTGATGCCAAAATTGCTTAGTGGTGCAGCATAATCGTTTCTTACACCGCCAGTCAGAGTTCCACCAGAAGCTGTTACTGTAACGCCGGTTCCAGTAGCAGTCAATGTCAGGTTGAATCCACCTGTTGACGTAAGAGTGATTACAGCGGAAGCGGCAACAGCCTTAACACCAACATTGGCAGTATTAATTGCAGCGGCTAACGATGCTGCAATACCGTTCAAGTTTGTATCACCAGCTTGAGTTGTGTAGCTGACGAGAACTCCGCCGATTGTTGCAGTCAACACGACGCCAGCGGCGAATGTTCCGCCGACAGTCAGTGTTCCAGTAGCATTAGTAGCACCAGAGAAAGTTACAATCGAGTTAGTTACAGAAGTGATAAGGAACGTTGCACCTGTTCCGTGTCCACCAGTTGCAGGTACACCAGTAATACCCGGAAGTTGGGTAACTCCGTTAACGATGGATTGTCCAGTATATCCACCAGCATCAGTCGTCTTGTAGTTTGTACCGTTAGTGGTCTGTGTGAATGTTGCAATTGTGCCAGCCACACCATTAACAGTGGCGATAGAAGCCACAGTGACGGTTGCATTGTCGGTATTTGTATAGGCTGCACCGTCGTAGTTCTTATCAAGTGCCGTTGGAGACTGATTCAGCGTCAGAACATCACCTATCTGATATCCACTTCCAGCGAAACCGAGAGCGACACCACCAGCAGATATCGGGCCGGTAGGACTGACCACGGTTAGATTGGAAATTGCTGATTCAACTGGAAGAACTGGGTTGGGCTGAGCACCAACTTTATTAGTAAGTCCAAATCCTTGAAACAGTCTTGCACCAGTCTTGTCAAATGCCTCACGAGCGAAATCCGTAAGCGTAGCGGTATCAGAGATGATAATCGACTGTCTCTTGATACCCGGAATTGTTAAATAAAGCTGCATATTGAAATCCTCCAAATCTTGTGAGGGTGCATCTCAAAGGACGGTCGTGTATTACACGAACAATACCCCTCACTCGCATTATCACTTGTGATAGGTAGAAAGGCAACTAAATTGACTCGTCAGATGCTTCTAGAGCCTCTTTACCTGTTTTATGTTCATCATTAACATGTAGTTCAGCCCATGTTGGTTGTGGTGTCAAACTGTCTTTAATTTCCTTATAAAGTTGCTCATCTAGGCTATGAAAGGTAAACATATTTCTTGCTTCATCAGATTGAATAGGGCGAACTACATATATTGTTCCAGAATCAGACCGCAAAATTACACGTTTCTTGGCTTTTTCGATCATGAAATCATATAGGGTGAATGATCTGATTGGCTCATACGGGAGTTCTGAAGACGGCTTTAGAAGAACGTAATGCACATCTGACAGTTCCGGAACAACCACCATTACAGCGATTGCTCCGACTTCTTCTTGCGCATTGAAGAGTAGCTCAGCGCCAACTTCTGATTCAATCAATTGATCTAATGCTGTCTGCAATTTTTCTAAATTCATCTACATAACCAGCCTTACACGCCTAAAAAGGTAGTGTGATTAAGCATGTGGGGTTTGTGTTTCTTTATTACTGCCTTAAGCTTCTTCTTGAAGGTTGATGTTCCCTTTGGTCCCAACAGCCATTTGTAAAGACTAATACGGTTTTTAAAGTTCAACTCATGAACATGTGAACCATTCTTAACATAATCCATAGCACCTATACGGTTCTCAGTTTTAGTGTATCCGCTATATCCACTGCCTGCTTCAAACGTCGCACCGTAATTGTCATTGGAATAGGCTAGGGTGTCGGTACGAGCTAGCAGCTCGGGGCGGAATATAAACCCATTAGAACCTTTGCTGCTATCGTTTTCTAATTCTTGTCCTTTTGGAACACATTTACTACCGTTCTGCAGATTATTAAATACGTATGCTGCACCACCGCTAGATTGATCTGTGGTGGAACTCATACCATCAACCTTGAATCCCATCTGGTGCCTAGCCTCAGTGGATAGCATACCCAAATTAACCATGTTTGTTACAGCATCAATATCAGAATCATTACTACCAGTAATACCGTGCGACGTTATTGGAACTGTATCCGACTCTTGGAGATGGTCAAGAACCCAAGGATTCAAGAAATAATGATATCCAGTGTTATCATCCCACTGCGGCATTGGGTTGTAATTCTTCAATTCATCTGGAGACTTTCCGTATACCTCTGTAGCTAGTTCTTTTAGCGCCTTTATTTTGTCGGGGCCATTCTCCATAGCTGTTACTTTTTTCCATTTTTTTGCATTAGAGACGTCTCCCTTATTATGAAAAATGGAGCGAGTGAGGTACAAACACTCAATATCATCATGATTGGATAAGCGGTGATCTAATCCCATATCCTTAAGGGTATGACGGAGTTGATGCATAGATTCGAGATTACCATCCCACTTGTGCATGTCAATCATCAAAGAACCCTGTTGGCTTCTATAGTTGTTCTGCCCGTGCAGCTGTGTTGAATAATGTGGGTAGTAACGAACCTCAATGTTCCCCGGCAAACTCTTGCTAAACATTGTTCCGTAGTTTGCTTGTTCTTTGTATGTGGCCTTCTTCTCGCCTTTCGTCCTAATTAAACCACCCGTAGCAGGGTCGTATTCAAACTTCGGGAACGAAGCCCAAGGCTTATTGGTTTTGGATACACTGGTAGACTTAACATCATATCCGTCTTTTCCTGCCCACTTGCCGTACATCTTAGAAGCAGTTTTACCGCCGGTCTTTACTGCTTGCATTACATGTGTTGCAATCTGGTGATAATGGTTGGCAACGTCTAGAGAAAGAGCGATAGGGTTATTGAAGTTGTCTTTATTGATGTTGGTCGACTGAAACTTCATAGCCAAATCACCAATATCAAGCAACGGTTCATTCGGGTCGAACTTATCGAGCCCTTGGAACATTTTGGCGAATTCGTTCATCTTGGTTTCGTTTGGATTCCCATCTGGGTTCTTTCCACCGTTCTTACAGTGATTATTAACTGTTTTGGCTGCAGAAATTACAATATCGCCAGCTGTGTCTTTAGGCAACGGTCCAAGCTGGTGTATGTATTCAACTTGTTGGTCTACGACCGTGTCGAACCAACCCAATATTTTCGCTTCCGAACCTGCGAGAACCTTACCAGATGCTGTTAATCCCTTATTACCGTCTTTCCAATCATAGGTAGTGAACAACATGTTCATATCTTCAATGTCGCCGCCGCCGAGCATGATCGCCTTACCACTTGCCTTTGCATCTACAACATGGGCATGGAATGTAGCATCGATATTCTGGAATGCATCCGGTTGGTGTGTTTCGGATGCCGGAAGTTCTTCTTGTTCTGCTTGGCTATAAGAACCGTGTTTGGCATCGTATTCAGTGGCAATACCAGCCGATGCATATAGCTTTTTGAAATCCTTGAGCAGGTCTTCTTTACGCTGAACACCGAGGTTAACAAAATCATGCTGTTTGTTACCCCAAGCTGCAGAATGAGCTGCGTACGGGAATAACATCTTAGTCCATGCCAACGGAGTAAGATTCTTCATGTTATGTTCGATGAAGTTCTGGACAGGTGCCCAATCCAGCTTGATATCACCAGCTTTAGCAGCTTCTAACATCAGGTTGTAAATCTGAGCTAACTTTTTATGATTAACGTTTGGGTCGTACGTTAAATCAAGCTTATCTTGTTTGTAAAACTTGAAAGCTTGTCCCTTATCAACACCAATAATTTTGCCATCGTTCAAAACAACAAACTGCTCTTGGTGAGCATCGTTGTTTCCGAGGAGCCAATCCACTACATGTTCTTGTTGAAAGCGTTCAATAATTTCTTTCGGTACACTTGCCCAACCCTTCTTGATAAGGTGTCCAATATCTTTATGCTTAACATTTGGCATAACGCGCTGTACAGAACCTACAGCGTTACTACCAGCATAATGACCACCTGAGCCGGATGGAATTTTAACAGTAATCGGTTTCGAACCAAATTCGGCTGTGGGGAGGCCTGTAGCTTGAGCAACTTTACAAGCGATGATATCAGCCCATGCACGTTGAGGTTCTTCAGCCAGATACGGCTTGAACAGGTATTGATGACCATCGCCCGGGTCGAGAATGTATTTTGTATGAATACCGCCAAACCCAAAATTATCGGCAGTTCCCATAACCTTGAATTTTTTGGGGTCGGAGAACAGGTTGGCAATGTCGTCTTCATCGATAGATTCAGGCGCTGGCGTCGGTGTTTTCTTTGCTTCAGGATTAATCTTGTCTTCAGGGATTGTAAATGATGGTCCAGTTTTCTTTGGCGCAGCTGGCTTATCCTTCGGTGGTGGAGGAACCATTTGCGCTGCTGGCGCTGGAACGGCAGGTTGCGGGTACTTAAAAATCTGGTCGGTTGTATCGTGAATAACAGAACCGTGAACATTGGCAACTTCTGTATAGTTAAGATCAGCTCCCCATACATTCTTCTGTGGTTTAGGTACAGAAGGTGTAGAACCAGTTTCCTTCTTAATCTCAGCCATCAAGCTGTCTAATTCATCTTCATCGATTTTTTCATCAGTGGTTTGAAGTGGGAAGCTATTTTTATACCATGCTTCCGGCATGATGAATGGTTCTTTCTTCGACTTCTTTTTGTGGTACTTGGGGAACGGAACATCCGGTGCTCCCTGTTCCTTCAATGTTTTCAAATCATTAAGAAGGTTTTGCATCGCCTTATAATGAGTTCCATCACTATATCCACTAGCGCTAACCTGTTCCACAAGCAACTTGAACGGTACGACAGCTATGGGGTTTAGGCTTTCTAATAGCGCTTTCTGTTCCTTAGTCATATCCGACTTATTCTTCGGATAAGTACCATCTGCATTAACGAACTGATCTTTATTGTTCTGAAATGCAAATATTTCACTCGTACGCTGCAATTTGAACCACAAGTGTTGAAGATCGTAAAACTGTCCCAGCTGCACGTCGTTCAAATGCTTGTAGTGTACTGGCTGGCCTTTTTCGTCTGTGTTGTGATCTTCTTTCTCGTCTTGACGATTCTCTGCATCACCCTTGCGAATGTGCATCAAACTCTTGGGTTTGTAAGACTCTACTTTTCCGTTCTGTAGCTGCACGTTAATGAGTAGTCCGGCGTGACTAACGTCGTCTCGAATACCAACAACAACTCCAACTAGGAATTGTTGATCGTGCATATGGGAATAACGAACAAAAACTTGGTCGCCGTATTGATACGATGTGTAGTGTTCGTTAACACTAGATAATGGCTGGCCGGGTTTCATAACCTTCGGATGGATGCCAAGATGTCCAGTCGAAGCCGGTGTTAATCCGTTTTCTTTGTAATACTGTTCCGTCAATTCTTCAGGCTTCTTGGTCACCTTGTTGTGGTACGAATCAACGTGAACCATTTTGCCATTCACAATTTTGTAATACGAATGAACGAAAGCCTTTTTCATCGGAAGGACGACGAAAGCCGCCTGCCCCAGAGGTGTATCGTGCAGGGTCGCTTTATCCATTTCCTTAATCTCGTTTGGACTGTAAATGTCGAATTGGTTGGATTTTATCATTAGACATTACGAGGTGCGTGGAACTGCACCCACCCTCTCGTTGGCTTTAAGCCATAATTGTTCGTATAGTGTGTTTACAAGGTGTGGTTGGCAATCATCCTTGTATTCTATTTTTCCATCCTTCACATCCAAATGATGGTCGTTCTTTGCCAGTTTCTCGAATTCCCGTTTAAAGGCTTCAGGATTGTTTTTTTCTCCGTCTTCGCCATGGCTTACATCCAGTTTGTTCAAGAGCATATGATGATTAACGGCGTTAACGGCAGACCGCAAAAACGACATGTATTTATCGCCTTTCTTGCCTTTATAATTATCTTGGATGTGTTGGGTTAGCAAGGTGTGAAATTTTAACGGATGCTCGTGTTGATAATCGGGGGTAAACCCTTTTATACCAACTAACCCTGCAATATGTATACCATGTATCATATATTTACCCCTTAAATATAAACTTCACACCTTCATTTTTTTTGTCTATAAACACAAACGATTTATATCCCATATCATCTTCTTGCTCTTTTTCAAGTTTAGCAATTTGTTCAGCTGGAGTTAATTCTTTAGGATCGGTTTCCTCAGGATTCGATTCTTCGTCGAATATGAGCGGCTCTGGTTCTTCAACTCCAACTGCTTTTTGTTTTTCATGATACCATTGTTTAACTTTTTTCCGCCATGCTTGTTTGGCCGCTTCTTCTGTCTCTATATCACCGCCAATATGGCTATTCCAATCAATAGAATCTGGAGGTGTGTGATAAAAAAGACCGTGCATAAAATCAATCTTTCTTTCACCCTTACGTCTTAATGTACCCGGCCCGGCCAAACTTCCACCTCCACCGTAATGTCTATTCGAGTCGGCAATGAAGTCGAACATTTTTCTATCTTCATGAGATACATATGGATTGTCGTCAACAAGTGCATCTCCAAGTGCTTTCAGCGGATCGAAACCATCTGCTTCTCCAAGAACCTTCTTTGCGTTTTGGTCAAGCGTCTCTTCATCTACGTCGTTTTTTTTGTTAATTTTTGGCTTCTTTCTACGGATCAAAGAATTAAGTTCTTCAAATTCCTCTTCTCTAGATAGCACATCTTCACGAGTCTGAGGATTTACGTGATATTTGCTGAATTGAAGAGCGGTTATAACAACTTTATTCGCATTCATTCGTGCAACATTTTTGCTCGCCTCTTCCTCTGTTGCGCCGTTTTTCATTTCTTCTTTAATCTGTTCTTGCGACGGTTCAACCAAACCTACAATAAATTTCCATTTACGCTGTGCAGTATCTCCTTTAGCTCCAGTTTTTGCAGCGTGTAACCACTTAGGTATATCATCGTGATTGGCTCCGTTTTTCTTCGAAAATTGTTTTATAAGTTCTTCTAAACGGTTTGTAAAATCGCCATCTTCTACGTATTTAATCATCCTATCGTTGGCTACATGGACTAATCCATTGGGATTCCCGTCTGAACCAAACAACGTAGAGAACGATCCTTTTTGAACAAGCTTTTGCATTGCTGCGGCGTTAGGTGGTTGGTAGTCTTGATGATTCTTATTATATATTCCATCCAACACCTGGTCTTCTTTCCAATGATCCCCAATGTCTTGATCTTTTTCTTGTAGACCATCATCGAAACTTAACGCTTCTTCACCAGATTCTGGTGTTTCATCCTCAAGACTATTTTGTGTTTCATCACTATTTTCATATTCATCATCTTTATTGTAATCTTTAGACTGCTGTAAATCTGATACATCTAAATTTTCACCGTCATCTGTCTTGTGATCGGTGCTAACCGTTTTGATTCCTTTTTGTTGAGCAGCTAATTCTGCGAGTTTTTCTTCTTTTTTTGATATTTCGTCTTTTAATTCCTTATATTTGCCAATCCCAGGAAGTCCACTCTCAAGCTTTTTCAATTTGTCTTGAATCTGCTTAACATTATCCAAAGATGGGTTAAGTTCTGCCTCTATTGCATCTTTTTGGTCGAAAAGGTCATCCAACTTCAAGTCGAGCTTTGGGTCTGCCAGTTCTTGCATGGATTTTATATCTTTAGACATCTTGTATGTTTTAATTTTCAATTCTGTCAGAACATCGTTATACTTCTCCGGAAGCACTAACGATGTAATGCGCTTTTCAGCAAGATTTAAATTATGTTCCGTTTCGTCTTGGTCTTGGTCTTCGATTCCATCTACAGCTACCGTTAGTCTTTGGAGGATGTATCTAATTACATCTTTCTGACTTTTTGTAAGGTCTGTTGCTTTATCTAGCGTTTCAACTATATCGTAAACATCGCTTCCATTTTGCTGAGCGTTAGCCTTATGTTTCTGAATTTCTCCATCAATGTCTTCAGGTGTGAGACGAGAGATGTCGTGTTTCAACGCTTCAAACTTCGACCCAAGTTCATCCGCCTTCTTCGTATGTCCTAATAATTCTCCATGCGCAACATCGTATTGATCGTACGGATTCTGAGAAATCTCCTTTAATTTACCCATATTTACTAGTTGTTCTCTAAGTCCAATCATGGTTGGAGCTTCAGCTATCTTATTACCACTGTGATCAGAAATAGAATAAGTATAGCCACCATTCTGGTTTTGAACAAGCTGGTTAAAGACTGCTCCAATTCCAGTAGCAACGTCCTTCATATTCTGCATCGTTGTTACGTTATTTAGGTCTGGAACCTCATAAACACCTTCCTTCTGTACACCGGCTTGTTTCAGACCACCCACGCTCTCAATTTTATCCCTGAGGTCTTTCATTGTTGGAGCTTCAGCTATTTTATTACCACTGTGATCGGAAATAGAATAAGTGTAGCTACCGTCCTGGTTTTTAATCGGATCGTCGAGCACACCTCCAATTCCAACAGCCAATTTGTGAACATCAAGCTCCTCTTTTGCACTCTTGACTGATCTTGCTTTCACAGATTGCTTTTCATATTCTTTATGGCCTGTTAGCTCACCAAACTTCCTTTTTTCCAGCAAAACACGATTAGCCCAAGTATCAATCATCTGAAAGTCTGGTATCACACTTTCACGAGTATTCCAATCATATCCCTTGTGATATTCATGCGTATATGGAGTACTTTCTAGTTTCCCTTCTTCTTTGGCTTTTTCACCCTTCTCATTGAGTTGCAGACTTGGACCCATCTCTTGAATAATTTTTTCGACAACTTCCGGAATTTCGTGCTCTAATGTAAATCCAGAACCTTCTGTATTCATGAGTTTTTTTATTGCGGGGAGTTGTTTCACTCTTGCAAATACAATTTTGTTCAAATCTCTTCTAAGGACTTTATTTTCCTTTTCGTTGAAGTGTTTGAATGGGTTGGCTGATTCAGACACATGCTCTTCTTTTTCGTGATCAGGAAGTTTATGAAAATGGTGATGTTCTAAATATCTTTGCTTATGTACTCTTGGAAGCAGGTCTTTGAGTCCCATGTGTGCCTCATCCTTTTCAGAAGGCTCAGGAACAGGAGCTGATTCAATCTTCGGTGGTACTGAATGGTCCCAATCCGCAGGGACTTTTTGCCTGTTAGGTGCGTACTTCGAAAATAATTTAGGAGCCTTTACTTTCTTTTTAGCCGGTGTATTGACTGTGAATTTTTCCGGTGTGAATCCGTACTGTTCTTGTGGCCCACCATCTGGTGGCGATGATTGAGCTAAAGTATGTGGAACTGTAAGAATCTCTTTAGGAGCTACGGGAATCTCTTTAGGAGTTGTGGATGACGAATTATAAGGATGAGATGATTCCAAATCTGATTTTTTGACACTTTTAGTGTTTCTAAGAAAGTTATAATGGATTTCGTCCAACGTCATCACTTCAAATTTTGACATTTTCTTCCCCACAATCCGTCAATCGAACAGAACACAGCCCAACCTATATTTAAATCTATTTTTAGCTATATGTCTAGGAATATACAGACGGATTACTTTCTAATAGACACACGATATTCATGTCCAAATTTGGACATATCAGTCGCCTGTTGTCTACATATCGGAGAACAAAACCTCTCATCCTTATTCATCTCTCTTTTTTTACCACATATATTGCATGTCCTAACTACTAATTTCTTTTCATACAAGTTCTTTATCTTCACACTCATTTTGCTTTTCCTTGCCTAGCTGGTGGTTGCCCTTCTGGAGCCTTACCAACTTGGAGGCTTGGATGAGACGAAGCTCCACCTTGTACAAACTCGTTCGGGTCTCCGGGGTTATTGGGGTCTGGCTGTCCTTGTTCCCCACCTTGTCCAGCTTGAGCTTCCATTTGTTGGGCTTGTTGTTGCTGCGCTTGTTGCTGTAGTTTGTAGTTAACCACAACAGGGTTAAGTATTAGGTTCCCAATTTCTTCGTCATCGTACGGTTCTAATCCAGCCTCCTCACGAGTCTCATCTAAAGTCTTATAAGCTTGTACTTCAGACGCTCTGATATTAACCATCTCCTGCTCATCTTTCATATCAATGCCAGTGAATTCAAAATACAAATTTCTGTCAATTTGATGGAGGATGTGGTAATTCATCTGTTCTTCTATGAAGTTGAGAAGGTTTCGTAATCCTTTATCCCTAGAATGTTTTAATTTCGCCTCAGGAGATGTTTCAAACAATGGAGCAGACTCAGATGCACCGCGATAATCAAAGTTGATTTCGGCTGGATCAATCAAATAAACAGCTGTAACCATCTTTACGAGGTATTCAATCCAAGAATTGTACTCCATATCCCTATTATTGGAATGTAGGTTGATAAACTCGATGCCATCCTTGCTTGTCAAAACAGGGATTTTATGTGCGTTCGTAACATTTGAAGCGAGAGCGTGCCACTGTCTACGAAAAGATTCAAGCATCTCTTGTGGAACATTGGCACCTTTTATGTTTAAGAGTCCGTTAATCATACTTCCATTCGAGAAGAACCTGCGATTATATTCTTGGGCAAATAGGATGCTCGTAACCATATTGATAAGCATCTCTAGTTCACTATATCCATAACCATTCAACTTGATGGAGTTGCGAACATTTCTAATGCAGAACGCCAATTCGCGGTACGTATAGGTATGACGAACAACATTGTTGTAAATCTGCACGTATTTGATGAGGTCTCTACCATCATCCAAACCTTCCACGCTCTGCATACGAGGTTGAGCTACGCGAATTGTAGATGCGTCTACAGCCCAGAACTCACACGGTTTTCCATTCTTGGCAGGGACGATTTCAAAACAGTTATGGCTGATACATCCATTAGCTAAATAACTATGAGTTTTCTCAACTTCAAAGTTGTAAACGTCCAAATCTTCAACTTGCGAACATTTAACTTCATTTACTCGAATATAGAAATATTCGTCGTCTACCAAATAGGCCGAGCGTTCTTTGGTTGGTTCGGCAACTTCTAATCCGTTTTCTCTAGCCAATTCTCTATATTCTTTACCACTAATATTTCCTCTGTACTGGTCTAAACACGGAACACCATATCTATTAACCTTCAGTTCAGATTCTGCTAAATATATTCCCTCGGCGCTAAGTAGATGACGTAAGCCAACAAACAATTGTCTGGATGTTGTGTTTATCTTAGCTTTTGTTTTATATATCGTACCATCCCCGCTTAAATAGCCGCCAATAAAAGCCCTTCTAACTTTTCTAGAAGACAGCAGTATGGATAAAGGAACCATCTTGTTTTCTGAACCTTTTCCGCATAAGTCTTCTAACCAATCTCCAAAACCGCTACCGTTAGAATTAATAAATACGGTTATGGCGTTTCTTCCTTCAACTGGATCGACGTGAGATTTTAATCCTATTTTTTCAGCAAATTTTAGAGTAAAATCAGCCAATTCTGTTTCATCAGAATGAAAAGTCAACCTCACACTTCCATTTTGTTGATTCCCTTCCGCCACGTAGAGACCTAAGAATCTCCCAAATTCACTATCAATATGATGAGTTTTATCTCCAAATACAGCTTCAACATCTGATTCAGGCAGTTTTATGCGGGGGTAGGTTAAATACATTCCTGAAGAAATATTCTTAGCCTCTAACCATTCTGAGACGAATGGCTTACGACGAGTTCCAAGATAAGCCCACTTATCTTTAAGAACAAGAAGAGGGTGACCTTCTGTAGCCGTAATCTTCTGACCTCTAGATTTTATAGAGTAAAGATTCCCAGAATATTTGCGAGAATAAATTTGTTCTACCTTAGCTAATTCTCCATTATGGGAAAAAACTTGATGGCCGACCTTAACGTCTTGGATGTTTATAAACGCTCCAAACATTTCAATCCTAGTATTAGCCGGATGACATGCTTGGTCGTAAATAAGTGAATCACGAACAAAACGCTTCAAAAACTCAGCGAAATTGGGACGTCTTTCGCCAGAACGATATCTATCTGTATAACCAGTTTGGTAAAAAATATCTTCTAGCAGATCGAGACGTCCTCTTTCTTCCTTGGTTGGTTTCCTGTTAGCATCTTTAAAACGAATTTGGAATCCGAGTGAATTCTTTTTCCATCTCGCAGGTTGAGCGAAGCTACAAATTTGCGCTATACGAGTATTTATTATGGCGTTAACCTGCTCTGTCTTTTCCGACATAGCAGCCAAAACATCATACGTTAAGCTGGAATATCTTTCTTTATACTGGGTTTGACCAATCAAAGACAAAGGATCGAACAACATAGAACGAGGAGATATTGCACTCGGCGCGAGACCACCCAATTCGCTAGAACGCTGAGTTAGCTCGGCATTCACTTTTTCAGTAACCTGTTGGTCGAGAGACTTCCCATTCAGTCCTTGTCTCCAACCGGCGATAGCTTCACGAAATCCCATTATAACCCCTCGTCAACTACACTTTTATTAAGTTGCTCTACGCATTCGTTGTAGAACGATTTAAGAGCAACTTCATCATTATCTTTTACAAACTTCTTAAACCTATTGGCGTTAGTTCTGTATGGGAACAATCCAGCCTTATACATAATGTTTTCAATATATACCAAACGCTCTACCCATTGTTCTGCGCTGCTTACTTTGTCAGACTTGATCAAACTTAGATTATGAATTACAGGTTCTCTATGTATGGATTTAGAACTAGTGTCAGACTTGTTCAGATCGAAAACAAACATCGGTTTTGTTTCCATTCTGAAGTCGGTTGCAATAGTTGCAATTTTTTGGCCCATAGATTTGATTACGTCGTCAGTCAACGGCGCTGTGAAATCTTCCTGCATCGTAGATGCTGAAAATTCGTTGTTCTTGATTACGTCTTTGATGAGGCCTTTAAGTAATGCACGATTTCCAGTTTTACGAACATCTACAGGGATAGCCTTGTAGGTGGTCATAAAGGAATCTATGAATTCATCAAAGTACGCACCAAGAAGTTCTGTACACCGTGTCAAATCATTAGAGTTCACATCGTTATAGAACGATTTGCGTAAGGCGATACTAATATCTCTACGGGCTAGAATCTTCTCGGCTTCAATGAGTTTAACTAACGATTTCTCCGACCAGTTATCGTAATATTCATCGGCTTCTTGTTTTTCGGCCAAAAAGGCGTGATATGCGTTTATCAGCTTCAACCCGAAATTCGTTTTAGCCATACCCATATCCAGATATTTGCCCGACTTGCCAGATTGTTGGATGGCATGGTTGATATTCGCTATGTCGCTTTGAATATCCGGCGAATAAAACTGCGAATTCTCAAGAATATTATTACGTTTTTGTTGGAATCTTTTTACGGCTACATCAGCCATGTGATTAACACCATCTTGAACCGTTTTGTTATGCTCTTCTTTGGCTTTTACTTGTTGCTCATCTACTGGGTGTTCTATCTTAGAGACATATGGTTCAAACTCTTTTCCATCTACATCTGCCAACTTTTTTCCCTGTAGATTATAATCATCAATCGCCGATTTTAAGGCGTGTTTCATAGCCTTAATAGCCGGGTCTTGGATGTATTCTGAGGATGTACCACCACCAGCGTAAAATTTTTGTAAGTTCTTTTCAGCACCTACAATAGTATTGCGAAGGTCTCTAACTTTAAAATACAGCGCCTTATCTTTAGTAGCTGGTCCAGACGCTGCAGGAGACGTTGGTACTTGTAGCCCTTTTGTCCCTTCTTCTGACGGAACAGAAGCTTTTTCTTCTTGGTATTTATCAACCTCTTTGCCAAGTTGATCTATGTTGTTTTGTAGCACTTTGGTTTGCTTATGCATAGCTACACCATTCTTAACACTTTGTAGCTTTGCATAAGCCGTCTTCGATGGCATTTCTTCCTCAGATTCAGGTAATTCAACCTTGATTCCGCTCTCTTCCATAAGTTTGCCAAGCTTCTTCACAGCTTTTGCAGGATCGAGAGACATGCTTTGAACACCTTCGATTACTCGTTGAGCTTCAGTTCTCTTCTCTGGGTCTTCAATTTCACCAGCCTTTTCATATTGTTCCTTCAAAGTATCAAACTGGAACATCGGGTCGTCTACTCCAGTGTCATTGGCAAATCTGTGCATCTGATTGAATGTTTTGTTTACCCATTTGCTATCTGGGTCGGTTTCAAGATGTTGAGCCAACGTATCCGCTCTTTGCTCGTAGCTCGGGGTTAGAAGCTTTTTATCTTGGAGATGATTTCTCAATTCTTCTAAATGGTTCGCCATATCAATATGTTCATCGGTAGGAGTATGTATATCAAACGGAGGAGGCAATGGTTTACCGGCTGATGCAACTGGCAGGTCTACATTTCGCTGTAGAAATGCTTTATATACATCAAGTAGTTCTCTATTGTCTTTGGATGCATCAACTTTTCCAAGCCTATCTGACAACCCCTTGAATCCGTGTTTAGTTGCTAACCACTGGAGGGTTTTAATAGTGTTGGTTTGCATCCTATCGAGATATTCAGACGCTGGCTTATCAGATGCTAATTTCTGCTCAGCTACAGTGAGGAAGTTTGGGTCTGAAACCTTAGCCCCGACCAATTGCTCGAAATCTTGCATCGTCTTTGGTGGGGCTATCGAATCAACAGCTCCATTATTATCTACGAATTGATGAATGATTTTTGAAGCTGAGTCGATGTTATTTCCAACGTGTAGGTCGTGACGAGCCTTCAGTACCTTAAAAGGTACATCTGAATTAGACTTCATATAGTTATTAATCTTGTCTAATGCCATCGTTGCACTATCAAAGTGTTCTGGTTTCAAATGTGCATACTGATCAAGATTGTCGGGTTGTTCTGGTGCAGTCTCTTCCTTCTTCTGTTCTTCAAACTGCTCAAGCGGTTCGATATCAGGATGTATCTGATCTGGCTTAAGCGGCTTCTCTTCAACAGCTTGTTCATCTTCTGGAAGTTTGGCATATTCGCTCGGTTTAACCGGAGGTTCAGCACCCATAGCATAATCGAGTTTAGACATTCCACCCTTCTTGGCGTCGTAACCGAAATGCTCCAATTCTCCGTGAATTGGATGCTCTCGAGCAAATGTTTCTACCATCCCCATAGGAACAGGAATAGACTTTTCACCATCCCAAACAAGAATTTTTTGATTAGGGTTTGGCCCTTGTGCCTTAGCTTGTTTTCCATCTTTTCCAGCCACTGTTGGCGTTGGTGGTGCGGATTCTACTACGTGTCCATAATGCATCTGATATTCGCCAGTTTTTACATCAGGAGCGTAATATCCAATCCAGTCTGCTGGTTTAAGATGTTGGGCTAATAGCTGAAGTTTATTCTGCCGATGTTTCATCTGATCGGCCTTCATTTGCATTTGCTGATCAACAGGGATAATTTTCTGTGCTTCTTGTGTAGGTGCTCCAACTGAGGGAACGTGAACACCTTCGCTAAACTTGTATTTGTTTACTTTGCCAGTTTCGTCAGGCCTCTCATAATGATTTATATCTCCGTAAAAGAACTCTACAAGGTCTCCATTCGGTTTCTTAACCGTCACGGTTTTCTTTTCTGGATTCTTTGCCACAACCGTTCCGTTAGCTGTAAATCCTTTACCATTTGGCCCTAAACCAATTGTTGGATCGGGGTGATATCCCTGAAACGATACATCATCACCATGTTGTAGTTTGTCTTCATACCACTTAGATTTAGGGGTGTGATTATATTCGATAGAAGCGCTCTTCGTTGGGTCTAGTTGAGCAAGCTTCTGACCGTCCTTCTTATCACGAATGGGTTGAGTACTGACCATCGGTCTTGCTTTCGCACCGTCTGGTTTAGATGCTGCGGCACTCTGTTCGTTAACAGTCGATTCTGGAGAACTCGTAGTTGGCGCTGGTGAATTTGGACCGGGGGTTGCTGAAGATTGAGGCTGTGGAGAAGTTTTTTTATCTTCATTTGGCTTATTAAAAGTTAAAGTTGGTTTAATTGGAGATGGCGTTGAAAATGGTGCGTCGGTTACATTTTCTATAGCCATCTGCTGTTCTTGTGGTCCATTAATTGTCGGAACAATTACTGGAACTGCACCTCCGTTGAGTATTAGCTTAGTTACCTCACCAGATTGAGCACCTGGAGCTCCAGCTCCCGGAGCTGCATTTGCTGCAGCTTGATTTCCTTTAATATTTGGAAGTTTTGGCTTGCCAAACGGAGCCATTCCCTTTACAATCAAATCCTCAAATAGTTGAGGTTCGCTCTTACCTAAATAATCATCTAATTCTTTAAACATTTTCACTCCGAATAACAATAGGCTATTCGATATTTTCACGGCGTTTGTTCAGCGTATCGCTGGATACAGATGAACAGAATAAATATCCATCAACGAGGATTAAGGCACTAACTTTTTTAGCACCACTGACATCAATGCAGCGGTTTTGTTTTTCGTATTGTTCTTTAAGTCTTTTGAGACTTCTAGAACCGTATTTCAAAATACTAGTCACCCTGTCGGAGTGAACAGTATGCCCATTTCCTATATCCAACAATACAATTTTCATTGTCTTCCGTAAAAACCCATTAAGATTCCCATTCCGCTCATAGGAGCGCTTGCAGCAATTTCTATATCGTTAGCATCAAAACCAATAACATGGAAACGATGTCTACAGCTAGCACACTCGAATAGTCGAGGTGGTCGCTCCATATCTATAGTAATTATACTACTTCCTTCGCATTTTGGACAAACCATTATTCACCAATTGGTGGTGCTGCCGATCCAGCTCCGGGATTCTTAAATCTACGTCGCTTGAAAGAGTTTACTCTCGTTGCTTGCTGTTTTGCCATGTTGATCCGTTTGAACGATCTTACATTGGATGTGATGGCTGGTTCTGAATCAGTCGCTATACTTTTCGCAAACTGAACCAATCCAGCTAAATCATCATTAGCGTCTCGATATTTTTTCGCTAAAGTCACCAATTCATCAATCATTCTATTTTCCAAACGTGAACTTGGCAGATTTGCCAATAGATTTAGGTAGATTCATAGGCTTCGCTTCTGTTTGTTTAGGTGCTACCGGACCTCTACCATGTGAAAATTCATAATTCTTCTTACTCAAATCTTTGATTGCATCTGTATCACCAGACGATCTCTTCTTATCCTTCCAATTCTTATTAGCTGAATTTAAAGCGACTGTTGTATCAACTGGGTGATAATTCTTAGAAGGACGGAGCCGTTGTGTTCTTGTGTAATCTTTCTTCGCTGATTGCCTAGATTCGTGTTGAGAAACTTTGTCAAAACCTTTAAACATCACATCGGATAGAACAACCAATTCGTCTAGAACCTCGACACTCTTATTCATTTTGCTGTCTCCAACCGATTTATTGGCATCTGAATCTGGACATGTTTCTGTGTGGAATCCTTTCCCTTTACAGGTAGGGCATGGGTCGCCGTGTAAAACGCCACATCCGTTGCACATCTGTGTTGCGGGATTAATATTTCCCTTACAATCTGCGTCTTTCGTATGCTTATCACTAAACAAATGTCTTCCAGCAGCGCCCTTGTCTAATAAATCTCCAAACAAATCCATAGACTTCTCCGATGGTGGTGCAACTTGTGGCTGGTGACGTGGGCAATGCGATCCATCCGTCTTCCACAAACAACCTTTCTGAGGACAATACATTTCTGGATGCTCTTGCTTACGTTGCGCAACTTTGGCTGCGATGTTCATATTAATCACACCCCAAAGTAAAGTTTAAGTTCCGCCGCAATCAAAAGCAAGCGTTATCCTAAAGGAAGTGGTATCCAAACTGCCCAGTGTCCATCAACTTATGTAAAGCCAAAAGCGCATAAGCAAAGCTGTGAGCGTAATGATCATCTCCCTTCTTACCTATCTTCTCAATAATTTGTAAATCTGCGCTGTTTGGGTCTTCAACTTCCTCGTGAATTAAAGCCAAATTCAAAATATGCTTGAAGAATGTTTTGTATTGTTCTAGATTGCCTGGAAACCAAATCTTTCGCTGCTTTACATCTTCCAGCATATTTCTCAAATGCATAGTTCTATCAACCGAAACTCTATGTCCTTGTTCGTTCCATACAGGCTGGAATATCTTGTCTTTCGCTGTTCCAGACGTGTAGCTGCAACTATACAAACGGTCTGGAAATGCCTTCAATAGATAATCGTTACGATCTCGTCCATATCCCAAATCGGCAACTATGTAGTTTGGGTTAAACCCTCCTAGTATGCGAGCAAACTCCTTAGCAGTATTCAAAACATCTGGGCTATCTTGCACCACATACAAACCGGCCACTTCAACCTTTCCATCCTTTCTCTTGCCCAACACCACCATCCAGTTAAAATACCCCCAGTCGATACCAGCTACAACGGCTGCATACTCTGGCCTTCGTATCATCGGAATGGTCCTAGTAGCGTCCAACTGCCTCATCAAAGCATCTTCTGAAATCAATCCATCGTTGCTGGAGTATGGTAATCCAAGGACGTAATTGTAGAAGATATCCATGAACTTATATTTCTTTAGCTGGCGCATTACTTGGTCGGCGCTGATCCATACGCATGATAGTTGGCTTATGTTGTACCCAGCGTCATCATGTCCCTTATCGGGATACTTTGGAACCCATACACCATCCCATCTATTAACCTCCGAAACACATCCAGCGTGAGCACATTTGTATTTGTAACTACCGGGCGGAATATATTCATCAGTTTGGTCTAGGTCTCTTAGTTGTTGGATGTTGTCTTCGAAATTTAATGTTTGAGAGTGACCTGAGGTACACTTAACGAACCAGAAGTTTTGGCTGCTCTTAGAAAAGCTCTTATCGATACCAACACCGGGGAGTGTTGGGGTACTGAATTCACGGATTAGACCATAACGTGAAGAAGACAAGGATTGTTCGAAGGCTGCTTCCACCTTATCGCTCATACGATCTTTTTCGTCAATATACAAGACATCAGCATCAACACCTTCACCAAGTCTAGACGTTTGACCAGAACGCATAAAAAGGAAGCTCTTGCCTATTTTTTTAGCTCCAACGTTATCCAAATCTCCCTTTTGTTGGAGATTTTTCATATATAGCGTTTCGCTCAAAGCTTCATTAATACGAGTGTTAGCAAAATCCTCCATCTGTTGTTTGGTTGGAAAGACGTACATTGCTTTTGTTCTATCATGCTGAGATAGGAACCACAACACTTCAGTCACAGACGACTCGGAAGCTCCACACTGACGAGATTTCTCATAACATTTACTCTTAGCTTGGTCGCCTAACATTTGAGCTAGAAATGGACGATGTGCAACCCAATTTTTAGTATCATCTCGTTTAGACTCAGGAATACTAAAACGATACGGCTCGCCTTTTAGCGCCCTATACTGCATCCCCCACGTCACTGGACAAGACTTTGCTATCGATGGGGCAATTGCTTTGAATTGCCCGATATCTAAATCGACGCCATATTTACTTTGTATTTCTAAAATTTTTGTAGTTATAGCTGTTTGCTGTTCCGGATTCATTTGTTTCCTGTGATGCCCTATATTCAAACAAAGCGTTCATCATTACTTTGAATTCGTCGAAACTAAAAAACTTATTCTTCACCGTATTGCAGGCTGTGCAACAAGACACCACGTTTCCTTCAATATATCCGAGACTGTTATTTTTCCTATTGACGCCGTTGTATCTGAATGTTGGATGAGGGTGATTTTTTAGATACCCAACTCTTATAGTCCTACTTGGTTTAGCCGAACAATAGACACAATCTCCCAATATCAACTCGCCAAATCTTTCTTTCGTTATCGTAAATTCCAAGTCATCGCGCTTACATCTTTACATATACATCATCATCACTGTTCTGACTGTATCAATTGTCAGTTCTCTATTCGTACACCCACAACTCAAACTGGTACGCCTCTTCAATAAACCTCCGGCGACAGATCGAATTGTTCCGCAATCACAAACGCATTCCCATTTCAATGGAACCAGTTCACCCCTTTTATGAGGGGCTAAACGCATTACGGTCCATTTACCAAATCTATTGCCAGTTAAATCAATTATCGTTCTACCAGCTATTTGTTTCCAAAGACAACCACAGCTTTTAGTCTTGTCACTAATCATTCTCTTAGCAGCAACATCGCAAATATTCCCACAATCACATTTGCATTTCCATACGATTTTTCCATGAGACTGACGATAGTCAGCTATTTCATAAGGCACTAAGTTTCCAAATCTCTTTCCAGAGATATTAGTAACCAGACAGCCAGTGTGTTTATTAACAATACGTTCTACTATATTATCCATTTGTTCAGCTTCCGTTTGCATTGTCTAAATCTACCCCTGAGTTCATAAGCAGCATTCCTAGCTCCGCCATATCCTTTTCAGCCTCTTTTTGTTTATCGGGCGTAAGGTGAGCAAATATAGCAGCCAACTCAACACTATGCTTAACTTCTCCTTGAATCTTAATTACCTCACCTTTAAGAACACCGAGTTTTTGCCCAACCTCGACAAGACTCTTATCCATTTCAGCGCCTATTTGATGACATTTAATGGCGTTTCCAATTTCTTCACGACCTTCAGCCAAAAGCCGAAGACCCTCTAATTCTCTTCCACGTTTAGCTGTCTTTACCTTAAACTTTTCATATTGAAGGGTGTTGTCTCTATCACCTGTAGCCAAATCGACAACGACTTGCATTAGCAAATCCCAATTTGTTTTTGTGATTGATAACAGGTCTCGAACTTCATCATCGGTAAGACCGTTAGCCCACAGGTCTCTGATTTTAAGCACAGTTTTGTATTCCACTGGCAACATCTCACCCGGAGAATAAACTTTAACCAGCTCGCCTTCTAACGCTTCCATGATTATCCCTTATAGCGACTCAGCATTTCTTTATTAAATACCAAAGATGTAGGCTCAGGTGGTTTAAACTTCGCGTGTGTAGTATGCACTATTTCTGTCATAAAATACGAAACCAATATCTGAGACAACACCAAAACCCAAACCATCGGGTGTTTTAATGCTACGAAACCCAACACAAAGATGCTTATAATGCATCCAATCATAACAAGCCAAAATACACTTCTGAGCACATTCATATTGAAAATTATATCTCTTTATGAGCTAAAAACATATCTTCAATAAATAGACACATCCCTAAATGGTATTCCATCGCCATCCAATTCTTGTATCCTGCTAACCCGCATGTCGGAAAAAGTCCTATATGGGCTGTATTGGACGTAATCTGTTTCTCCAGCAGTTATCGGATTAAAGATGTTTGGATAACGTAGTGTGCTTTCCAAATCTATATATACCGTAAGCACAGAATTGAATGTCATCCTCAGACTAATCAAGTATTGTTTGTTCGCCGTTTCGGGAGGGGTATTCGTTGTTTGCTGTATATCCATCGTAGCTATGGTACTTGGATAGGGTATTGCATATCCTCCAGAACCCATTAAAGACAACATCGATACGCCAATTTGTACAGGACCGGCGATTTGAGTGAATCCGTGAGGAAGGTTCCCATTTATCCCATCTATTCCCCAACATTTACGAAGAACATCTTCATCTGTCCAAGCTTCAGCTATGTATGTACAATCAATTGCCTCGTTTACCACAGCGTAGAGGATTGGGGTTTGGGATGTGGGAAGAATAGCATAATAGAACAACCCTGCAAATCCATTAACAGCTATAGAGCCGCTACCTACACACATATATGACTGAATATATTGTGATGCGCCAGTACCTGATATATATACAGAGCCGGTCGTTACGTACTCTAAATCGAATACACACGATGAAGCTCCTGATATAGATACCAAGCCTCCACCGATGTATGATAAATTCCTTGTTTCGAATTCTGCAGCGGCTCCAGCTATTGATGTATTTCCGCTTCCAACATAGATGAAATTGCTCGTTTGTAGAACGAGTGAAGTTCCATCAACAGATATAGCTCCGTTCCCAACGTAAGTAAATCCTTCACTTACTTGAGCAACTCCAGCTATAAGTATAGAACCGCTTCCGACTTGAGAGAAATGGGTAGTGTATGAGGCTGCAGATATTCCAGATATTCCAACACTTCCGCTACCTGAATAAGCTAGATTTACAGAAATTAGAGAAGCGCCAGTAATAGCTACCGTACCGCTTCCAACATAGTCTATTTCAATAAACGATGGTGAAAATCCAGATACAGAAATGTTACATACACCAACATAATCAAATTCTAGAGTTGAAGATGCTGTTCCACTTACCAATAATGATCCGCTGCCAACATATGCGTAATTAGCAGTGCTTAATGCTACGGCAGAGCCATAAATTCCAACACTTCCGCTACCCGTATACGAAAACGAGGTGAGTTGTCGAGTGCCGGTAATTGCTGCAAGAGGCATTAGCTATACTCCTGCTGTCTTCGGCCTCGCAAGCTGCGAACTGTTGTTCGCAGCTGTCGTAAACTCCTTGCGTACCCGATACATGCTAGAGCCAGATAAATCCAGCACTGATTTATACAGGTACTTCTTCCCAATTAATCGAACCAGTGAATGCCGCTGCCGCTGATGCTGCACCCAAAGCTGCGAAACAAGCATATCCATAAGGCGGGATGATGATTGAGCCTTCTAAATCGTCTTTGATCTGGTCAATACCCACGGTTTGAATAGCCGCAGTGTTGTGGTTTAGCAGGAGTTTTGCTGTTGGAGCAACGGTGAATGTGCCAGCATTCAAGGCCAGTCCTTGTGGAGATGCGCCACCAAGGAAGTTAGAGTTTGAGCCGGTCGCCACCGTCTGGCCTGTAGGAGCAGACGATTGTCCAGTTCCAGTTGCTAATACGACACCAGTCAAAGACGCAGATGTAACCGAAATCATTAGATTGTACTTGGTTAGTACCATGTTTATTGACGTGCTCTGGTTGTAGAGCATTAGGCCAGTCATAGATGTACCAACCAGTGACAATACGGTGCCTGCTGCGTATGCAGAGAACATAGCACGGCGGTAGTTAGTTTCGTAATAGCGTCCATGCAGTTCCGAAACGATGGCGTCCTGTAAGTTGCCCTGACGGAGCGGCTGCTGTGTACCCGCCCCGAGAGAAGCAGTCGTAGCGATCGGTCCAACTTGTCCTTGTGCGATCATGGTTAAACTCCTTTATGTGAGAACTGATGGTTCATTGCGGATGGCCGCTGGCTCATCCGCAATACTGTTGGTAGTTCCGGTAGACAACAAACCGGGAAGATTATACATGTAGTAGTTGCTGATCTTGAGTTCGACGAGAATCTGGGCTAGCAGTTCAATAAACGACTGGCCTTCAAACTGAGACAATTCTGTGACGGCGAGAGTGGTAATATTTTCGTATGCGGGAGATATGCCCCCAAGAGAACGGTTAACTCCAGTTTGATCGACGCCGCCAACATTGGAATTTATTCGACCAGAAGAGTCTACGGTAACGGCGCGTGCTTTGTTAGCAGAGTCGACTGCCCCAATCAGGTTAGGAGCGATCACTGGAGTGTTTCCGATGGTGGTTACCCCACCAACACCCATAGTACCAACAACTCCTGTTGATGCAGTTGCGCTGCCACCAATTTGGGCTATGTTGGATGATTGATTGTTTGGCAACGCCTGGAAACTGGCATAACCTACAGGATATGCTTGATTACGAAGATAAACAGTAGCTGTTCCTGATGTACTTACAGCAAACTTTATATACCGAGCAAGGCAAGGGAATGCCATAGTGGTATTAGCTACGATGTTGGTATTGCTTACCTGCTGTGTACCAACAATGACTCCATAAATCGAACCCCACGAAACTTGGTCATTAGACCCAAAAACAGACGCTGTCATAGTCTGTGTTGTAATACTCAACGTCTGATATCCCTGAGTGTCGATTATGATGCTCGATCCAACCGCCCCTTTGATTTGCATCGAGATTGGTGCATCACTATTGATCAGCGCACCATTGACATCTTTCGCCAATCCGCTCGCTATGTTTATTTGCTGTCTAACTCCGCTAAACTCGTCAAACGACTGGGCCACCAGAGCTGATTCTTCCTGCGGAGTTACTTTCCCAACAACTATAGCTATAACCGTACCATTCAAACCATTCATGAAGTAGCGCATGTAAATGGTCGACACTGAAACTGTGTAAATGCCAGGTATGCTAATTGAATCCGTCGCACTTCCGTCAGTTGTGTTATAAGTCAGTAGATTGAACCAGTTGGTGTTGTCGTTGCTTCCCTGTACGACGATTTCCGCTGACCACACCCCGGTGAACTGGAAACTAAGCCGCTGGTAGCCAGTTGTAGTGTAGATGTTTCCTGCACCAGGCGTATTGTCCGACACATTATCCAACACCGTGTTGTCAATAACAGGTGTGGAAACATTCAACGGAATAGTCAGATTCGGCTGATTAGGATTAATTTGGACTACTTGTGAACCATCCGTAGCCACCGCCTGAGTAGATGCATCCTTTACAGAAACTATAGCAGTGGGAGATGTTGAATCAGCAATGCATATAAGTTCTCGCGCAACAGGAACGGAACCAACCGTGACCTGTACAGCGTCTAGGTTTATTCCCGTTCCGGGTGTAATCGGAATGTTTGTCGGTGTAGGCACTGACTACTCCTAAAACTTAGCTGAAGTTCGTAATTGTTGGTGTGATCTTAATCGTTCCACCGCCGGAAGGAATCACCCAAGGAGCACCAGAAAACAACTCAGCTAAATAGCACTTCCCGCTTGTCACTCCAACAAGATAATAGCCATACGCAGTTAAAGCACCAGTCAAAGTAAATGTTTGCTGTGGTTGAGCTGCTGTAGTTGGGGTAGTTCCAGCGCCTGTTCCTTCGGTAACCGTCCAGTTCGCTGCCGTAAGACCAATAGATGCATATCCATTACCAGAGCATTCAGTAAAAGAAGCTGTAGTATAACTCTTGTCAGGAGTAACGTTATTGGCGAATAATTTGAGTGTCAACAATTCGGGTGTAACTTTATTCAAAACTGCCAGAATCATCTGGTTATCGCCGTCGTTTGTAACAACAAAAGCCATAAGAAATCTCCTTGAGACATACACTATCTCCGCAATTATTTCATATTACGATTCACTTTAAAAGACATAAAACAAACTCAATATTGTACTGTCAAGCTGCGAACTTCTAAACCTCCAACAACCTGATTCAACACCATTAATCTCGGTTGTGGTGTAGATCGAAGAGTTTTTAGTGTTACGTAGGATGGAAATGATGTATTTAATGGATTCAATGTAGGGATAAGATCGGTCAAGCTGTCTATAGTTACAGCAACATCGAATTCAGAATAGGTTGTTGTACGGACGTATGCCAAATACTGATTATCAGCTGTTGGAGTAGGAAACGCTATGTTTATAGCATTTGGGTCTGTTTGGGTGGGTATGTTTGGATAGCACATTTCTATAGGAGTTGCACACAAAGCGTAGTAAACAAACACCTCTATCTGATCGAACCCATACACCATCGTAACGTTTGGTGGGTTTGATGAGAAGGCGTTTATACGCCATGCATCTATGATGCCATGCCAGTCGTCATCGTCAGACACGATGTATCGACTTTCCAGAACTTCATTCACATACACGATGATACTGGAACCGTCAGTTGTTGGTGTTATTGCCATAGGACCATTATGGCATTAAATATGACGAAGAGCTATATCTATGGCAGAGGGAGAGGGATTCGAACCCCCGGTACCCTTTCAGGCACAACGGTTTTCAGGACCGCCGGTATCAACCGCTCACCCATCCCTCTACTTCAATCCATCAATCTTAGTCTGACATGCAACCCAATCTTGACTCACACAACTTTGTGCTTCTGGGAGTGTTATCTTCCCACTGCAAACAAGGTCTGGCAAAACATCTTCGATTTTATGATCTTTAATCTTGGCTTGATCCATCGGCTGAGGCCATATATTAGTCAAACAATTTTTACATCCACCAAGTTCGATTGAAATAAGGTGATCCCCTTCTACACTAGCATCACACTTGTCTATTCCATACTCAGCGCACGCCTTCTTCTTCAAACCTGCAAAATTCTTGATGGTGGCTCTTATAGCTTTAGCCCTGAAATCCTTAGCACATATGTTCTTTTCAATCCCGTCAATTATGTGCTGAGTACCAGATGTATCTGCAACAATTTCTTGGTCTACAGCCCCCGGAGTAGTCGTCAGGTCTGGAAGAGCCATAGTTCCGTTATATCTGTATTTAGCAACTGGAGACGTTAAAACAGCTAAAAAAACAGCAATAAATATAAACACTTTCATGATATTCCATTAATATTCGTCGAGTTGGTTGGATATGACTTCAATAGCCTTATTGTATTCTACTTGTTTGATGGCTTTGCTAGCTACGTATTCATTGGCATGTGTTGTACAAAAAGCCGTACCATCAATCACAGTATCGGCCTCGAAGCGGATTGGAGAGTCGTTGGTTAAACATACAGCACAAAGAAGTATCACTTAGACATGTCCTCATAGAATGTGCCACGAAGGTCTTCATGTTCTGAATGAACAGATTCCTTTAGGGATTCTTTGTTCGGGTGGATAGATGTTGAAAGGGAATCTGCTTTCTTCTTAGCTTTTGCTAATAGTTCATTGAGATATGTGTTATCCATCGTTTTCATAAACTCTCCGTATACCTAACCCTAACTTCCTTCCCCCCACAGTAGGGGCAAAGAGTTGGTTGCTCTGCCCCTACTACGCATTCTGTGCTCATGGATAGCATGTACCAAATAAATGGTCGACCGCATGTAGCACATATCATCTCCCGCATCATATCAGGAGAACAAGACGGAAGGTTGAAGTTGAAGTCATACATTCAATGATTATAGAGCTGTTTAAAGTTTTTTGATGAATTTTAATATAGATTCTGCGTGATCGAACGCGAATCCATTAAGAATGAAACCCCAATCAAACCCTTCTTGAGATTTCTTGTTCCTAAAATTCATGATGGTAAACAGCTCTAACGATGCTGCATCATCACCGGCTACAGCACTCAGAAGGTTGTTTATGGTTATTTCAACCGCATAAACATGATCAATAATCACGCCTCGTGGGTCTCTCTCTGGTTCACTTTGAACAGTAACTAGATCGTTCTTAGATATTGCAGTCTTAATCAAAGTTTCTTCATAAAGCTCACGCCGAGCAGTATCTTCAAGGCTTTCTTTCCCAGTAGATTGAAATCCGCCGGGAAGAGCTAGCTTGCCGATAAACGGGTTTTCTTTGCGACGAACGCAAAGGATGTTTAGTTCTTTTCTATCATCAGTGAGCAAATACGGAATGACAGTTGCAGTCGCCGAACTCATCGGGTAATCGTAAGTGTGTTGGGTAGTCATGGTTGGGTATGCGTAAGAGAATTGGTGTTCTCTCGAACTTTAATCGTCTTCCAATTCGATTGGTTCACGACGAAAACGTTTTACTTCTTGGTGGTTAAAATACCTATCCAACATTGCATATGGGCAACGATTTCCGCAGGCGAAATACTGTTTTCCACCTTTAAACCACCCACCGTTCTCCATAGCTCTTTCCATGTTATACGAAGGGTAATGGTTCCAACTGGTTAAGATGATGAAACGACGGTAGTTGCGCCACACTTCGCGGACGTTACGCCGCTCAGCACGATTAGAAGGATGCATGGTTTTATCTCCTGCCGCCCACACATTTACGCGGTGTGAGTAATGATAGGCATAGCCATGAATCCTCCTTAAACTAGATTAGTAGTTTACCACAAAAATTCCTTATCGAACTTAGAAACCGGCATACGAGCCTTCTTGCGTAACGATGAACCACGAACCTCAACCTTAATCACAGACGGAGCACGGCCCACACCGGGTCTTATGAACCTCTTCAGTGATGTAATATATGGTTCTTTCATATCAACTTCACCTAATGCCTCCTGAAGCTTACTGAGGGTGTCTTCAAACGACCATCCCTTGGTATGTGCAAGATAGGCGAAACAAACCATGACGGAGCGATGTTGCCCGTTCCGACAGACCACCATGACTGTTTTCTGCTGAGTACGAGCTTCGTGAATGAATTTTATAGCTTTTTTAAGCCTCGTTATCTCAAATGATGCCCCGCTAACAAAACCAAGCTTGTATAGCTTGATTCCTTTAGCTCTGTGCCATTGTCTGGACGGAATATCAGGTGTTACGTCTAGCACATAATCAACCATCTCTTCGCCCGGATTAGACCACACATTGAGGACAGTGTATGCGTCTTTAATAGAGCCAACGAACAAATTTTCATAAACTTTCTGCATACACCCTCCTGTATTAAAGTATAGCCACTTTCTTTCCAATACGTGTTCTTTTGCGTCCATTTACAATAACATACTCGCCATCTTCGTTCTTGTTCAGCTTATCGCTTTCAAGCTGTTTGAACTTTATTTCGCCTGTCTCATCTACTTGCACTTCGAAGTAGGTACGCTCCTTGTCCATCGGAGTTAGAATTTCTTTCAAATAAATTTCTAACTCTGCATATGCAGCGTCAACACTACAGTTAATCGTAACGTTACTACTTGATGCCAACCAAGATTCAAAAGCTTCCTCAATGCTGTTATTGCTAACCATTTCAACTCTAGCTTCTACACTTTGTTTTGGTTGCGCTTGTGGAGAAGGCATCTCTCCGTTATACCACTTGCAACCGACATCCCTAACGCAATAAGCAAAACACAGGTTACACACAGAGCACACTTCACCATTAAAGGCGTGATACCCCCCACAAGGTTCGCACCCTGAAAAATCAGGAAATGGTTTATTTACATTTATATCCATGGCTCACTCTCCTGTATTCCTTGCTCTCCAGCCATTCTTCCGGCGAGAGGTTGGCTTTCAGCATATTACAACGTCTGCAAGAAGTTCTTCCGTTTTCAACCGACGTCGCTCCACCAAAGCAACGAGGCAGATAATGGTCGAATGTCATCGGCCCAGAGTTTCTACCACAATACACACACGTGAAATTATCCCTCCGAAACACTTCCCAAACCAACTTAGGGTGGAGGGTAGATTCTGATTTCTTGATAATGCCCTTAACGTGTAGCTTTTTTGGTCCTTCATACAATCTTGTTTCGACGACGTCTGATTGGCGAATGAATTTTATCCTACCAATATCATCAGTTTTGATGATTTTAATGTCGTCTTCTTTAAGTTCAAAATCAGAATCGACTGGCATCAAATAAGCGATTCCAGTTCGACTATCAACCCACAAACTCGCTTTAAGATGTATGTTGTTTCCGATGTCTAATAGGTCTAGCTCTTCTAACGAAACCCATTCCATATACACTACTTTCTCATAGATATGACGGCAGGAAGGTAATCGAACCACTACGAGCAGCTCCAAAAATATGCCGTCCTGCCAAATTACTTTTAATACAAGCCTGATGCTCTTACCGTACATGCGGTTTGTGCCACAGTTGGTACTATTTGAATGAACCCAGCGCCTATAACCGAAACAACCCTTGTTTGACCAGCAGTCATAACAACATTGTTGGTTTGATCGCTAAAGAAGTTGACGCCATCCCATGATTGGTTAATGCTGAAAGTGGCAGATATGTTCGCTGTAATCGCAACAACAACAGTGGTTGGTCTTCCAAAACACAGCGATATAATACCAGTTGTTGCGAGGGCGCTATTATTTACAAGTAATTGGTCGAAGTTGTTGGTGTTTACATCACCATACGGAAACTTCGATCTAAAATAACGCCATGAAGCATCGTGTTGTGAGTTTACTGATGTTGGACTAGGCATGACATTTCCCCTTCTTTAAAACCTTTTTAATAGTCTGCCCACAAGGGACACACAAAAAAACATTAAACGTTCCGCCACACCTATTTGTACGTTTAGTCCAATAAATCATTGGTTTTGCACACATCTGACATAGCGGACAATCCATTTAACTAAGCAGTCCGAGATTAACAGCAAGTTTATATATATTCTTCTCTGAAACTTCGGCAACTTCCCGTTCTTGATACCTGTCTGTGTATAACCTGTTAAAAACCTGTTCCCAACTCCCCTTCGTAAAAGCAGTTACACGCTTCAATCCAAGGTTGGCAGCGAATCGGGGGGTTAACCCTTGTTTGACGATTACCACGTTCAACAGTGGGCTATATTCAATACTGATAGTGTCGTGTCTCAAGAAGTATGTACCATCAGAAGCAAATTGTCCAAAGGCGATAGCCAGTTGCACAGCTTTTGGAGCGATTGTTTTCAATCCTTCTTTGACGCGTTCTTCCATTCGTTCAGTCATCTGTTCTGCCGCTGTAAGCTCTACTGTTTCTTCCACTTCAACACCATCCACGATCTTTTTCTGTCTAGCCATTTTATCCTCTAATTTCTGGAGCTGAGCTACGCCAGCAGTATTTTACATTATACACCAACGCTGTTAACTAAGCATTTGCAGCACGGTTAACAGCGTTGATATGTGTTTAGTAACTTGAAGGACGATGGTAAACAGACACATTTCCACCATTGTGGAATGGGTTTGTGCTCTTAACAGAGTCGTAATTCTTGCCGATCAAACCACTATTCAAAGCCTTGCGAACAGCACCGCTCACCTGAGTAGAGCTGAATCCTGCGGATTCCAGTCTTTCACGGATATCATTCGTGGTGAACGTATTTCCACGCCTGATGTGCTTTACGTAACCTTCAAGAACACTATATGGATTTGCATAAGACATATCGAGTGTCTCCTTCTGGGATAATTCCCATGATCAATATACCCGGATGATTATTCCCTGTGCATTGCATCTGGGTTTTTGGGGTCTATCTTCAATCCCTTAGTTGGGTCAGATGGGTTAGAGTAGAATGCTCCAGCTCTGGCTGTCCATCCACCGCCTTTGAAGAAGATTTGCGGAGCGGACTCGATAGTTCTCTTAGCTTGGTTGAGGCAAGATGGGCATTCTGCGTTATCTAAGAACTCTGATGCCTTAGAGATAGTCGAGTAGTGGCGCTCAAAACGATCACCACATAATTCACATGCATATATATAATTAGGCATTACTTTCAATCCTCGGTAGGTGTTTCCCTCTTCGTCTTTTATTGGTCAGGGCTGTCGCTACCTTAATATCATGTTCTGTACAAACTACAAAAACCCCAATGAGAGCAAAGAGTCTGCCATCATCAGGGGCTATCTCCATCAGTGATAAGTTGTATGAATCTCCAACTCTATCTAGCACTTTAATACATGCTACATGGCGTGGACTATTCATACTCCTAAAGGCTTTATAATAATCTGGAAAAAGTAAACCCCACGTTCCGTCTATTAGAGAAAAACAAGTACCAATTTCAATCACGTATTTTCCTGTATAACAATATATTTACGTGCTGATTATACCCGGCTTGTCAAATGGTGATATCAAAATCACGTTTAGGCTTCCCTACCATTTTATCAGCGAATCTATTACAAGCTCTTTCTTCACGCTCAATCTGTTCCTTTAATGGCTTATCTCTCCAAACCAAACCTCTATTTCCACGATGATAGCTGTAATATTGGTGTTTTAACTCGTGCGCGATGACCCAACGAAATTGTTTAGCAGTCCATTTTTTGAATTTTCCGTCTTCCCACCCACCAAAAAAAATTACAACATCGTTAGTTGTAATGGCAACTCCATACGCATCAACTCCGTTTTGGCAATAGTTTGGTTTCTTCTTTTCAGGGTTGTCTGCATACTCAACAGTTATATATGGGTTAACACGTAGGTGGTCGAGTATTTTTTGAATCCATTTCAACGGTAATTTCACTTTGGTGTTGTTGGTAAGTTGCATCGGTACACCATCTTTTCAAGTTATTTATGACAGCGATACTTTAATGTTTCCATTTTGAACTCTTCATTGTATGGTTTCATATTCATTATAGCCTCAGCAACCTCCGCTGTGGTAGCTTCATCTGGGTCTTTTCCTTTCAAAAATGTTACATAGACTTCCACAAAACCTTCAAGCGAGTCGGCCAGCGACTTAATTTCAGGCAGCGCATCCATATCCCAAAAAATCAAAACTTTCCTAAATCTTCGCATGATTGTTTGTATGCCAGTTTCAGTGAGATGTTTCCCAAATGTTGCGCCGACTTCATTAAATCCTGCACGTTTTACGCCCCAAGCATCAAACACACCTTCTACGAGGATAACAAAATCAGATTCAGCTGGAACATTGTCATAGTTAAAGATGTATTCGCCAATCTTAATACCTTCATTAAAAAGATACTTATAGGCATTGCATGGGTACATCGCTCGCCCTTGAAAGGCTACGAGTTTGCCTTGAAAATAGATTGGAACTATCATTCTTCGTGAATACTTCCCGCTGATGCAATATCCTAGAAAGTATTCATTGCACATAACTTGCGTTATTTTTCTATCCTTCATGTATTTAGGACAGCGTTCTTCCCACTTTTCGGGTGTTAAACCAAACAACTGAACATACCCTTCCGGCCATGTTACAGTAATTTCTGTCACAACATCTGGAGCATCTATTTGGATTTCGTTCAATCGTTTGTGAAAATCTTCTAATGTTCCATATAACGGGTCTGGATTCCTATCAAACAGTTGGTCTGCTGCCTCACCGTCTGTGAGATTCTCAATCATTGCATACAATTCAAAGAAACTATACGCCTTCTGTTCGTTGTGACAATAGCAATCACCCTTTTTAGTCTTTCCTTTATCCTCGTAGGCTATATAAAGACGCCCTTTACTATCAGAGCACATCGGGCAGTCGAACCTCACGTCTGGAAATGGAGCCTCTTTCACATCGAAGTGAGACTCCAGCCAGTCTTTAATATCGATTTTTATTTTATTGTCCATTAGGATTCACGTTCGACAGCCTCTATGAAGTCGTAAATACTAGTGATTACAGTGAGTCTTGCACGAAATTCGTGATGAACTCTCATTACTTCTTCAAGTTCATCCTTTTGGTAAAGGGATAAGAGGAAGAAGCTGTGTGTTTCTGGAGAAGCTTTCATAACGTCTATCACGTTAGAAGCTTTGTCATCCACAAAGTAGTCAGCTTTCAGTGCCTTACAAATCAGCCCTTTGTGTTTGGTGACAATGATGTGAGGATATTTCAACCAGCCGTTTTTTGCCAACCAGTAGGCGGATTGATCTTCAACGCTCATTCCAAGCGTACCTCCCCTCGTGGTGCAAAAATATACAGTGCGCTGTAGATTGTTATTACCAATACGTTCCCAAAACTCTTGAACAATTCCTTCAATAATTTCTGGCTCTTTAAGCCAGAAGTTTTCAACTTCCGAAATCTTTCCCCAAAATTCATTCTCTTGTTCTGTAGAAATACCGAGGCTTTGGAAACCCCATGTTTGTGCATCAACACCTCTAATTGGTAGTTCTGGCTTTCCGTAAAACTGTTTAAGTAGTTTGGTTGCTGGTAGATAGAAGTCTGATAAGACTCCATCGAGGTCGCTAACAATTACTTGTCCACACTGCATCTTCTCATCCATGTATTTTCTTCTTTCCTTTTTTATCGTCTTTGTCTGAGAACGCTCCAGAAGCCAGCGCATCCTTCTCAAGTTGCTCTTTTTCACTAAAATCGCCTACATAGAAAGCCATTCGTTTGAAGTCTGTGAGAATTCCTATGCTGTGATTAGATATGCCGTTACGATTCTTTGGTATATGGAGCATCATTGGTTTTGGTTCGTTATCTGGAAGTTCAAAATAAGCTTTCTTCTGATTTAACGTAACAATTAGGTCGGCAACAGAGTTTTTAGAATACGACTCGGCAGAATCTCCATCCGTAATCATCACACCTTCTTCTTGTTTATTCCTTCCAATACGGTTAGCTTGTGATGCCGTCCAAACTGCACACCGCATTTCCTTGCCCAAATCTCGTAATTCCTTCACACACGTTTGCTGATTTTTCCAATCTTGGTCTCTGCTCTTTTCCGATGGCGTCAAGAGGTCCACGTAATCCACAACGATAAGTTCTGGAATGAAGTTATAGAGTCTTTTTGCCCTCATAATCTCATTACGAAGAGTGAATGCCGACGTCCCCAAAGAACTCAGCTCCCTAAACATCACTTCACCCCACTGAGATGCGCTGTTCTGCCATTTCTCAATGATTCTAGCTCTAACCTCATTACGCTCTTGTATGATATAGCTGAGTTCTACTTCAGAAACCATTGAATCTATTCGGTCTAGCAGTAGTTTCTCTGAAAGTTCTAACGAAAAGTAAATAGCGTTCTTTCCTATAGCTGCACATGCGTTAGATGTTTGCTCTAGCATGACACTTTTCCCGCGTCCTGTCGGCGCAATAACTATACCAATTTCACCGTATTGTAATCCGCCTTTACCATAGATTTTATCCAGTGGTGGTATACCTGTTGGGATGAAGGCTATATTATCGAAATCTCCATTAGCTTCGGAAGCCCTATATTCAGTACGAGTCTCTAAATCTGCAACAAACCAAGAAGGAGCTATTATAGACACAGGTTCTAAAGCAGTTCCAACAACGTTCGCAATCTCGTCTAAAAGTTTTGAGTCTTTCTTCTTTGTAGCGTCTGTAACTATATCAGCCGCTTTATGAAGCGCATTTGAAACCTTTTTGAACTTGATAAACGATTGCACTTTGTCTTCAACATATTCTGGGTCCGATGGGTCGTCTTTTATGCTAGTTAGAACCCCGATAATGCTTTCAGCTTTCTCTTTGGTGAAGTTGCTGCCGATTTTCCATTTAAGTTCTTGTACAAGCGCTTCATTTGAAGGCAGTTTTCCATATTGCTTCCAATAACTAGAGGCAGCATCAACAAGTGGTTTTAATTGATCTCTGAATAGATTCGAGGTTAGATGTTCAGTGTATGTAGCAGCAAAAACACTGCTTTTGATAAGAAGTCTTACTATATCCAATTCTGTTGCTAGTTCAAACCCTTTATCTGCAAGTGTTGATTGCGTATTAAAATCATTCATTTTCTGTCTCTACGATCTTTGTGTCTCTACGATCTTTGTTTGTAAATAGAATTGATGGGCACATCTCCGATAACCTAGACGCAATACGTGGGTCTATTCCTTCAGCAACTTCATCTTTTTCTAGATTGCTGTTTATAATCAAAATCTTGTTATTTGAGTACCAGTATTGAAAGATGTTCATTAACAAGTCTTTAGCGGCGTCACTGAAATGATGTTTCGACAAGTCGTCGATTATAATCACATCGAATTTCTTATGATGATCTATAAACGCGTCTAATTCTTTGTATTTGAACACGATTGAATTTACCCGGATAGCCCAATCAAAGGCGTCAATCCACAAAACCGTTTTCTCTCGTTTTCTAAGTTCCCAAGCGATTGCCGACGATAAAGCTGTCTTGCCGGTGCCTGTTTTTCCTTCTAGAAATCTTCCTTCGTATGGACCTTCAGATAGCCAAACATTGATTTTTTTGTATATTTCCATCTCGAGTGGGACGTTTGTAGTATTCCACCAATCCAACGGAATCCTTTGAAACCTCGGTGGGATGTCTACATCGATCATCAAGTATGAATACGGAACTTTTTCATCAAGAATATATTTCTTTCTGCACTCGTCGCTGCACACAATGAAGTTCTTCGACAAGGATGAGTCGCTAGCTGGTATACCGTTGTTATCTCTGTAATAACCCATCTTGCTTATTGTTGAGTGTGGAATATCTCCTTTACCACATTCAACACACGTGTATTTAGCTGCTCGTTCTTCTCTAATTTCTTTTAGCGTTTGTTCAATGGTTTTACGCTGTTTTTCAAACGATTCGTCGATATAAGTCATAATTTATACATACTTCGATTTAGAAGTAGCCTTTTTCCTTTCAATCTCTTCTGCTGTCATGTCGTGCCCTTTGTTATCCCCAATGGTTGATTCTTCTTTGATGTATTCGCCAGAAAGGACTTTATATACACCCCTTCCTTTGTCGGGTTTGTCGGTGAATAACCACCCCATAGAACACGTAAATGTTCCAAACACTTTACCTAAAAGCAAAGGACACTTCGGCATAATGTCTAAAATGCTTTGAAGCTGCTCAGCAGCTGTTCCTATATCTCCACATTCGGCAATATAAGCACGGATATTTTTCACATGGGTATTATTCTCGCCTTTTCCGTTATACAAAGATTTAGCTTCCTGAATTTTAGGAAGACGTGGATACTTCACACAAAGCTTGTTCCAGTCCCACATGAAAGCAACGGCGAGCCAATAATCGGTCATTTCTCCACCACTCCAGTCTCGTTCTTGAAGAGGTTTCTCAGAGTCAACGATTAAGCCATGTTTTAAGTTCTCGTTGTGAACTTTTGTTGCTTTCTTGATCAGACTTTTTGGCATGTTCATATCTTGTCCTTCTTTCGCATCATTACTAATTGTTTCATCAGTGGCGGTTGATGCATTATCGGTGGCGGAAGAGATAGAGGAGATAATATGAGTATTACTTATATTATTAACTACTAGTATTTCTCTCTCTCTCTTATTGACCACTACATACGGTGGCGACTTGGTGTTTTCGGTGGCGACTACCCCATTATCGGTGGCGACTACCCCATTATCGGTGGCGAAATCAGCTAATAAACATTCTGGTGTATTTCTTGCTATTACAGCGCCCAAAGCTTCAATTCTTTTATCCATGTCGGCATAAGAAACGATCGCCTTAGCAACCAAACTATCTTTAAATTGGAGCACAAAACCATTGTATTTATCATGTTTTTCAAAAAGCCTAAACGTTGTCAAAAATCGCAGACATCTTGCGATATGGTTTGCACCAACTCCAGATATTTTTTGAATGGTTCGAACATTTGGGGATACGTAGTCTTCACCCTTTAGCTCTTCGAATCGAAGAAGTGCTATGTACACTCTTCCAACCTTACTATCAAAACATGTAAGTGTGTTTATAACTTCAAAAATTGAAACATCCATTTATTTGCCCTTTGCCATTTTTATCTTATCGAACGCTGTATTTATATAAACCATCAAGTCGATGTTCCCACCCTTATCTGGATGGTTAATCAAAGCCAAAGCTTTGTACGCGGCTTGGCAAACTTCCCATTGAGCTGTAGGAAGGAGACCTAATACTGCAAACGAATCATTGCTCGCCGGTAAGGGATCATCAATCCATGTAATCAAGTATCCTAACCGTTCTAGAATCTTGACCGCCACTTCTTGATATTCCAAATCTAAAAACCACTGGTTCAACTCACCACGATAGATTCTCGATTTTGCAGGAATCGTGTCGTGGAACATTCTAACCATGACACTGTTATACCCGGTCTGTATTGCTATCTTGTCTCCATGCCTAGATAATACTGCTTTGAACGCCATGTTGGTCTTCCTTAAGACAAACGAGACCCGCTGACGTTTCTTCTAAAATCTGTTCGTAACCCAAATCTCTATATAATTTGAAGTGTGCAAATGTGTGCTCGGTTAAAAAACGATGAGTAGTATGAAGGAAGTCGTGAATGTGACACTCTTGTGGTTTCCCCTTCTTCAGCCGCTGCGACCTACCTACTTGTTGCTTACTTTGAGTGTCTCCTTTGCCTAGCCCCATCCTGAACAAATCGTCTATATTTTCGATTGATACCCCTTCGTCAAAAACACCGGAAGCAAGAATTACCTTGAGTTTACCAGTGATAAACCTACTTTTAACCATTTCTCTTCTATCTAAATCATCTTCGCCAGTTAGAACTTCATATTCTATGCCATCGTCTAGTTCTGCTTCCATATTTTTAATGTGGTCTAAGAATCTAAATAAAACAAGAATTTGCGATCCGTTATCGTATTTTTCTTTAATCTTCATAGCAGCAAAGCGATTTAAATATAAGTTGTTAACAACCCCAAGATTATATACATCTTGGTACTTCGCATCTTCTGGAATATTATTCGGCTCCGGGATTCTATACCAATGAATGATAGGTCTAGCGATTATACCTAAACTTATCAATTCCTGCTCTGGTATCTCATGGATCAATCCTCCGGTAGCCCCAATCAACAATAAATCATCTCCGCTAGCTCTCATAAAAGCTGTTCCAGTCACACCCACTCGATAATATGCATTCTTCATGTAATTACACAATGTATACCAAGTGTCACTCGAAGCGTGATGGCACTCGTCCATCAACAAGACTCTGATTCTGTTTGCGAATTCCACTGCTTCTGGGAGTGCTGGAATCTTCTCTTTTTTGGATTTTTTATCCAAACTAAGGAGACTTATCAGACTTTGGGTCATTGCAATAGTAACTCGTCTTGGTTCAAACACTCCACCCATGATGAGACCTACATCTTCACCCAACATGGCTTCAACCTCGTCGTGTAATTGTTTGGCGATAGATTTGTTATTGATAAGGATTACGGCTGGCTCTGGAACGAGTTTACACACAGCGCTAAGTACGCTGCTCTTACCTCCAGATGTTGGAATCTGGATAACCCCTCGTTCATACTTTAAAACCGCTCCTACGGCCTCAGATTGATGACCCCACAAGGTTCGTGTCTTTGTAGCATCCTTCGGATCAATCAGGCTTACCCTAGAAACATCATCTGGGCTTGGACGTAGGCAAGGAGACCTTTCATCGATATAAACGGCCTGCAAGCCATTCTGTTCCAGTACAGATGCTACTACAGTGAGGCATCCTGTAGGGAAATACGGTTTGCCTAGCTTCCCACCCAACAAGAGATGTTTTTTTCCATCCCAGACTCGACGCGCACCACAAACCGGGCATTTCCCAGACCACGCATTAATCTTCTGAAATCCACCCGGACACCGTTGACATATCCGATACAGCTTGCTCATGAAGAAGCCGGGAATGTAGTAAGACAGTGCCTTATCAACCTCAACCCTTGGGAAGTCCCCTTCAATGAAAGTATTGATATTTTGTATGCGTAGAACAGTTTTCATAAATAAAAATATGGGTAGATGTTTTTTTTACACCCACCCAAA